TCATTCTCCAGCCATTTTCAATATCTTAGCAGTTTCTGCGGCGTCTGTCGTGGCAACGGGCGTGGTAATCGCTGCACGCTCCACCGCTTCGAGCCCATTTCGCAGGTCGTCGTTCGTCACATGGGCATAGCGCGCGGTGGTCGTGACCTGTGTATGGCCCAAGAGCTTCTGCGCCAGTTTCAGGTTCCCGGTCGCGCGCACGAGGCGCGTCGCAGCGGTGTGTCGGGTGTCGTGAAACCTGAAGTCTTTCAGGACTGGCGCGACGTGCCTGGCCCAGACGGTGTGAAGCCCTTCGGCTGTGATCGGGTAGCGCTCGCCTTTGACGCGGCCATCGCGCGTCCGTTTGGCGATGAAGGTGAACACCTCGGGGCCGTCATCACGGCGCAGCGACCATAGAAGGTCGTAGACGGGCTGGATCATGGGAATGGTGCGGGCCACATCGCCCTTGCCGGTCACGCGGAACTCGCGGGCGAAGAAGTTCACGTCGCGCCACGTCAAGCCGACGATCTCAGCGCGCCGGCATCCGGTTAGGATCGCGAACCGCAGTAGCGGCCGATAGTCCTCGGGGATCGCCGCGAGAGCTGCCGTCTCCTCGTCGTGGCTGGCCTCCCGAACCCGCTCCTGCGGCTCCTTCAGCTTGTGGTCTGCCCAATCAATCTCTTGAAGTTTTGCGCCGTTCATTTTCTTGGCCCGGTTCAGGATCGTCCGTAGCGGCTCGACCACCGTCCGGTTCACAGTCGCGTTGGCGACGCCTTCCCCGCGTCGTTTGGCGACAAGGCGAGCCACCATCGCGTTCGTGATATCCGCAATCATGGTGGTCTTGCCGATTTGGTCTTGTAGCCATGCGATGTTGCGCTGCGGCCCGGACGGATCTGAATGGTGCTGGCCGATCTCGTCGTAGTAGAGGAACGCGGCGCTCTCGAAGCTCAAGGGCTTTGAGGTGTCGATCCGATTGGCTTCGGCTGTTCGTTTGATGCCTTCCTCGAATTTCTCCGCGTCCCGCTTTTTCGCGCACTCAGTAGAGCCTGAAAATCGCTGACCCCGAAGACGGAAGTCGTAGGAATAGTGCGCCGCGCCGGGGCGCTTGAATACAGACATCTCCGCTCCTCAATGAAGGCTTCGAGGTCGGACGGGTGATACCGTCGCGTCTCCCGATCCCGTTGGCCGATGTTCACGTAGCGGATGCTGCCGTTCTGCGTCAGGTCGCGCAACTGGCGGGTGGAGATGGCAAGATGCTTCGCCGCCTCCGCTGGTGTGAGAAGGCCCATCACGCCCCCTCCTTGTCTGGAGCCGTGAGAGAATGGATGGCGGCGCGCTCCATCGGGAGCATGCAGCCCATCGCGCGAAAGATATGTCCTAGGCCAGCAGTCCCTGGTTCATCATAGAACCGCTCCCAAATCGCGTCTTTTCCGTCCTCGACGCCCCGGCGGTATGCCTCTGCCTCCCGCTCGGAGCCCATGCCGTTGAGGCGGGCTTGCTCTGCGAGCCGCTCGGGCAGCTGGATCTGGTCCTCGTCGTCGGTCTTCTTGATGTAGTCCATCAGGATATCGTCGGGGCTCCAGACGCCTTTGCACTTGGCGGCGCGAATACCTTGCCGTGCACACCAGATTGTCCATCGGATGGCATCGCGAATGAGCGTGGCCCGAGCCTCACGGCAGATTGCTTCGTCGCGCTGTGCATCGTCGGTCACGGCTTTTTCTCCTCTGCCAGATGCGGGGAGGCGGCGCGGCGCGCGAGGTATTCACGGGCACACTTCTCGCCTAGTGTCTCTTCCGCCACCGGCTGCGGCTCGGGCTCTGAGGCAAGGGCGGCGCGGAGAAGCTTGGATGCCGAGCGAAGAGAGTTGGCCGCAGCCTTGTCCTGCGCCGCCTCCGGGTCCCCGTACATTAGCCAGTTGCCTCCCATTGTGCGGTGAAGCTTGACGCGGGCTTCGAGGATTTCCGCGTGTCGATCGAAACCCAACGCCCCGATAAGGTCCGGGCGGGATGGATGGGCGGTCATGGGCGCGGCTCCTGCTTCGTGTCCGATCGATAAGCGTTGATCACCCGGTTGGCCCAACGATCGTCCAGAGGCATCATGATCGCTTCAGCGATGCGGCTTTGTGGCGGCTCGTAGCTCGACCAGAAGCCGGGATCGTTCTCAGGGTGCTTCCCCATCACGCGCCTCCATCCTGCCCGGCGCGGGCTCGCTGACGATCGGCGGGGAACAGGCAAGGGTTGACCCTGTGACCTTTGGAGGCGACGCGCATTGCAATTTCACGGGACTTGGTTCGGACCGTGTACCCGTTGCGGCTATAGGTCCATATCTGCTCCTCGACCGCCTGGGGCGCGGCGGCGGGTGTGCAATACGGACAGCGCGCCGCGTTGTGGTGGTTCGTTGGATCGAACCCGAGTGCTTCGCAGACCGCGCGCATGTCCTCCGCGTCCGTTGCCGGGGCGGCGGGACGGGATGCGCGATCGGCCATGATGGCGCGTTCCATCAATTCGTATACTGACAAACGCTCGTCTCTGTTCGCCATGTCGTCATAGACACGAACAACCAACGCCCGGACATGAGCCGGCACCTCGTCCCGGCTCATGTCCGACGCTCCGAGAGGGCGGCGGGCGTATTGCGGACAGGCGGCGCACGATCTTCAACGGCTGTTCCGTCGTTGTTGTACATGTAGATGCCGAACCCGACTTTGAGCCATTTGCAGTCGCCGTCGTCCGTGTGAAGGGTGACGGGCATCTTCAAGCCTCGCGAGACCTCCAAAGGCTTCGTCCAGTCGATAAGCTCCTCCACCTCCTCCGTCCGCCCATCCGGTACGGCCGGGGCGGTGGCGAGGGCGGCAGCGAGAACTCTAAGGGCAGCGTTCACCGCATAGAGTTGCTCGTGCTCGCCCGACGCCTTAAGCGCGCCCGCCGATACCTTGTCCATCTGGTCGCCAGGGAAGAGGAAATGGATACGCTCTGCCGCCGCCCGCAGGCTCGCCTCCGCGTTCTGGACTTCGGGGGCGAGGGTGGCCGCAGTACAAGCGGTGCATTCTCCAAGCCATTCGCCATCCGCACGATGCACGTCGCCTGTTCCGTCGCAGTATTCGCAACGCTCCTCCCGCGCCGTCCCGTCCTCTACGACGGGGGCGGGCTGGAGACAGGCGAGGCGCTGGAGAGCATCGCGGATTTGCTCGCCATGACGCTCGACCGTGCGCAGGAGGTCGTAGTTGTGCCGTCCGGCGAGAGGGTCCTTCGGGTGTGCCGAAAGGCTGACGACGCCCATCATATCGCGCACCTGATCAGCGGCCCACTTCAGGTCGCGCTCGACCCTCGCCCGGACATCATCTGAAACGAAGTTCATCTCAAGCAATGCAGCGCTCCTCCGGCGAACGGGCTAAATAGCCATGTGGCAACAATCCAGAGCGGGTTTCCGGTATTACAAGCTACTTTGAAACTAACAGGCCAGACAACGAAGAGAAGGAAGAGCTGAATAACCGAGATCACCCCCTCCCCTCCGCCTTGACGAGTGCCGCCTGCCGCTCATCCGAAGCCTTGTCCATCGGAGAGGATGCGGAGGCGAGAGGGCGGCAGGATAGAATGCGGTTTTTCAGATGCCGCTTGAGAAAAGTAGCCATCGGAAAGGCTGTCGTGGCTTTCTCGATGGCCTGCTTCAGAATACTTTCAACTAGAAGTTCGATTTCTGAAACGACATGATCCACCGTGACAGCATAGCCGTCCGCATCATCAGCAGTTTTCCAGAACTCAGCATCTTCTAATATCTTGCGGATATCAGCGCTCATTGCCTGCCATCCTTCTCTAGGAATGGGCTGGGTCTCGGTGCCTGTGGCGTTCGGCATGGTGGTGGCGGGGATGGTCGTCGAGAGAGTGCTCATGCGGGTGCCTTCGTGGCCTTGGCGATTGCCGCCTTCATCTGCTTGTGAATTGTGCCGTTCATCGCCCACGTGTGCTCAAACAGGCGCTCGCTCGCGATCAGAGCGGCCAGCAGGTCATCGTGAGAGTTCAGCATGTCAGCGACCTTTTGCAGCTCGCCTTTGGCCACCCATTCTGTCTGCTTGGCGACTGGGAAACCGAGTGTTATGCAGGTGCGGCCTTCCGCATCTTTGGTTTTGCGGGGCGACTGATGGAGTGTGCCGTCTTCGACGTAGAAGCTGCCGTCTTCCAGGCTTTTCATCTCGCTCATGTTCGTCTCCGATGAGTTGAACCCGCTCGCCTTGGCGGGAGAAAAGTCGCGGACGCTCATCCGAACACCGCCCACGCGCCGCCGGCCACGATCAGCCAAAACACGGTCCCGAGCTTGATTGCATTCGCGAACCCCAGCGCTTCCGAGATCGGGGCGCGGGTGGTGCTAGGTGTGTCTGTGATGGGGTGCATGGTCAGGCCCTCACGAGGTCGGAGAGGCGGCTTACGGCACCGCTTTCGCTGTTCGGCCAAGTCGTCCAAGCCCACTCGCCCGCTATGGCGCGGATGTTGACTTCACTCGTTCCACGAAGCACTCGGTCCCCGACCTTCAGCGGGTGGGGCTCGACGGAGACGATGTCGAGGCGCGAGTGATGGAAGGCGCCGCTCGGATCAGGGTTGAGGGTATCGATCGATACGAGCGGCCCAGCCTTGCCCATTTCGATGATCTTGCCGCGCACTGTAACGACATCGCCCTCACGCAGCGTTGAAACGTCGATCTGTGATGGGGTGGTCATCGGACATCGTCCTTGATGGCGCGCAGACCGAACGGACCCTGCTCGTAGCGGGTGCCGGGCGCGGGTTTGCGGAAGGAGGAGGGCTTGCGCGGGCCGCCGGCGCGCTCGGCTTGGCGCTTGGTCTTGGCGGCGCGCGGCGTGTCGACGGTGCGGGTCTTGATCGCGTGGCATCGCTTGCAGACGCAGGCGCAGTTCTCGAGCGTGGCCTCGCCGCCGATGCTGTCTGCGATGATGTGGTCGAAGTCGAAGCCTGCGGAGAGATCGCCGTTGCAGCGGGCGCCGGGCTCCAGGCCATAGTCGGCGCCGACGGCTTCGCACTTCTTGCCGGCTCGCTTGAAGGCTTCTCGGCGAATGACGATTCCGAACTCGGTCCGGCTCATCGGCGCGCCGCCGGGCGAACATCCGCCTCCTTCACTCCGATCTCAGCGGCGATCAGCGCGACCGCGGCGGCGAGGTTGGACTTGCCGAGGATGACGTCGTTGGACCGGGTGACGATCTTCTTCAGCGCCGGATGGTGATCCTCGGGGATCTCCTTCTTCCAGAAGGCCGATGCGGTAGCGATGGCGTCCTGACGTGCCTTGCCGTCCAGATCGTTGGTGGCGATCTCCAGGAGTTTGGAGGCCGCCTCGGCGAGGAGGTTGGCGACGGCAGCCGGCGCAGGCTGAGTGCTCTCGTCGGGCTGCTCTTCCGCCGCCGTGTCTCCCGGGAAGCCTTCGTCCGCTTCCGTGCCTTCAGCGGCCTCCTCTTCGGCGTCCTCGATCTCGTCTTCGTCCAGAGTTTCGTTGTCGGGTTCCTCGACGGTCTCCACCGTCGCCTGATCACGATTGAAGCCTTCCCGTGCATCGGTGAGGCTCGCCTGCCTGCCGGCGGTGAGCCGATCCTGCAGCGAGGGCCGTGCATCCGGCGCGCGCGACAGGTCATACATCGCGTCGTCCCGGGCGATCAGGTCGTGAAGATCGGTCGAGAGCGGGAGGCGCTTGGACAGCCGTCGGATGGCCGACTTCTTCGCCATCTCCTCCCACCATGTCGCCCACGGGCCGCTGTCGCGCGACCGGGAGACGGAGCGGATCTTCTCGATGTCGCGCGGCGTCAGCGTCTCGACGTAGATCGAGCCATCCTTCATCTTCGCCATCGCGAAGACCTGCCGGATGTGGCCGTAGTCGGGGAGCTCGGCCTGCTCATAGGCAAGATGCTCGCCCTCGTCGTCGATCCAGGACCGGAAGCTGTCGCCGCCGAACACGACCTTGGCCGTGATCATCGCGACTTCGCCGGACTGGTGGATGCGCTTAATCACGCCGCCGATCATCGGCATCCACTGGACCTTGCCCTTGAAGACGACAAAGGCGCCTTCGCGCTTGTCCGGCAGAAGACCGTCCTGCGCCGCGCGAATGGCCGATTCCATCAGGCTCTTGCGATCGGCGCTGAGGATGTTCGGATCAGAGAGGACCGCCGTCATCACGACGCGCTGAAACTTCTCCGGCTTGATGTGCGACGGCAGGGCCGCGGCGAACTGCTCGCCCATGCGGTCCAACTCGTTGCGAAACCGATCGCGCGGAGAGAGCTCGCGCCCTTGATCGGTCGTGGCGAGCGCGCTCATGCGGCCTTCTCCATCTCGAGGAAGTCGTCGATCTTCTGCTTCGCCCAGGGCTTGAGCTGCAGGTGGCGCTCGCCAGCGGCGAACGGACGCGCGCCGGGCCACTCGCCAGCGTCGAGGCACTTGCGGATCGTCTTCAGAGCCCAGCGGATTTCGCGTTCGCCGCGGTCGAGCTCGTGCTCGGACATTTCGACATGCGCGGTGTCCGGCACTTCGTCCTTCAGCACGTAGACGAGGGCGAAGGTCGTGAACGGCAGATCGAGTGCGCGACACACCATGCGGATCATGGCACCCTGCAGGTAGTAGCAGGCGTCGAAGGCCTGCTTCTCGAGGAAGTCCTCGCTGAAGTCCGCCGTGGTCTTCAGGTCGGCATAGATGCCATCGCCGCTCGGGATGACGTCGGGCCGGACCTTGATCCAGATGCCGGTCTCCGGGTCCTTGAAGGCCATCGTGCGCTCAATGGCGCCGTCGAGGATTCGCGCGTCGCGGATCAGCGGATAGCGCGCGGCGTCGTCGCGGATGCGGCCGATCATGGCGCGCTGGTCCGGCGAGATGATCGTCTTGCCGCCTTGCTGGTCGCGCCAGTCCTGGCAGAAGCCGGCGTTCCAGTTCCAAGGCTTGGTGTCGCCCTCGCCCTTCTTCGGCTTCTCGTTCGGGTAGACCGCCGGGTGGACGGCATAGGCCGCGTCGAAGTCCTCGTCGCCGAGGAGAAGGGCGTGCGTCGCCTTGCCGAAGCTGAGCGCCTTCGTGGTCTCGACTGCGATGTGATCCGGGTTGTGCTTCCAGCGTCCCCAGAAGGCCTTCGGGCTGCCGCCATGCGAGGGTAGGAGCCACTTCATCGCGCTCTTGGAGAGCGACGGCGCATCGAACAGGTCGACGTCGCCGTGATAGGTCTCGATCGGGACGCCCGCATAGATGCCGGGCTCGGTGATCTGCGTGCCATCCCATGTGCGTTCGGTGATCATGCTGCGACCTTTCTGCGGCGCTCGGCGCGCTCTGCGGATGCGACCTTGGCGGCGGCGATCTCTGCCTGGCGCTCGGTCCACCAAGCTTCGGCGCGGGCGAGCGCATGGGCCTTGGACTTCGACCAAAACCGCATGTTGAAGGCCTGCTCGCGCGGGTTCGGGTTGCCAGCGGTGGACGCCGGCTGAAGCAGGATTTCGCCGTACCAGCGGAGGTGCTCGGGCGCCTCGGGCGAGGTGTAAGCGACGAAGCGGACTGACTGGACGCGGGCCATCGTCAGAGCCTCCCCGCCGCGCGCAGGCAGGCCTCAGCCTCGGCGCGACGTTCCTGGCGGTTGCTTTCCTTGGCCTTCTCGGCCCACTTCATCGCGGCCTCGTCGTCGTCTTTGGCGCGGATGATCGTGCCGTAGATCGCGATGGCGCCGCGCTCGATGAGATCGGCGGGCAGAGGCTTGGCGCGGGCAGGGCGCGCCGGGCGATCGTCCTCGAACGGATCGAACGAGGTGGCGAGCTTCTGCGCCTGGAGGATGCGGCCGCTCATGCCCGACGCTCCGACCGATCCACCTTCACCTTGTGGAAGATCACAGGGTCCGGCAGGCAGGCGATGCGGATGCAGTCGCGAGCGGCCTCGGGCGTGTCGGCCTGGACGACCTTGATCTGGTCGTCACCGCCGGCGGCGTAGTGAACGCGGAAGGGGATCGCGGGCGCCATTACTCGGCCGCCTCCCGAGCCGCACGGGCGCGTTCTGCGTCCTGACGCTCCAGTTCCTCGCGATAGACGTCGTCGCGATCCTGGCGGCGCTTGTGGTCGTGGTAGGCCGCGGCATCGGCGAACCCGAGATATCCAGGGCCGTCGTTCCAGCCGTAGGGAGAGCGGCCCATCACTCGGCCGCCTCTGCCAGGGCGTGGACTTCCGGTTCAGCATAGAGGACGCGGAACCGCGCAGCGCGAGGCAGCCCCTCCAGCGCATCGGTCGAACCGAAAAGGGTGATGCTCAGTTCGCCGTCCGCGGTGGAGATCGTGAGCGTCCGGCTGTTGCCGTTGTCCGGCATGGCGGAAGTCAGCTCGACCGCAGTCACGCCGTGGATCATGAGGCTGGACAGCATCCCCATCTCAGCGGCTCCCCATCGAAGCGATGAGGGGCAACGAAGGGCGCGCCGTGTCGGAGAGGATGAGAGCCGAGCCCATGAAGCAGGCCATGAAGGCCCCAAGGGCGAGGAGTTCGGCTAACGGCTTGAGGATGTGCATGGCAAAGCTCCCGGCGGGTGCGCGGTGAAAGGGTTCAGGCTGCGATGAGGTGTTCGACGAGGACGGGTGCCGAGCGGCCGGTGATCTTCACGACCATCGCGCCACGTCCGATCTCCCAAGGACGGGAGACGACTTCGGCTTCCTGGGCATGCTGCTCGCCGGAGACGGGGAAGAACTTGACCTTGGCGCCGAGGGGAAAGCGCTTGGCGGCTTCGGCAACGGTCAGGGTGGGTTGGCGCATGGTGTGTCTCCCGAGCCGGTGATCCGAACCCGCGATGGGGTGGATCAGGCGGCAGGCTTGTTCATCATGCCGGCGAGCGTCGACACCGGGTCTGCCGAACGCTGCATCGTGCCGCGTGTCACGGTGACCGTGTCGCCATAAGCGGAGGTCGCCTTCTCGGCTGCAGCCTTCCAGTTGGCCTCGGCCTCATGGCGGGTCGGCATGTCGGGGAGCCCGATGCGGGCGTGAGCGCCGATCGCATCCATCGTCTCGCGGTGGCCGAGTTCGTGCGTCCAGACGTCGTGACCGGCCAAGACAGTCGCGATCTCGTGCATGCGGCTGATGGAGGTCGAGCACAGGGCGATGCCGGTCATCGCAGTCGCGACCTCAAGCGTCGGGAATTCGTGGGTCTCGGCCATCTGTCTGCTCCATCGGTTGGCGTGTTCGCCGTCGTTCGATGGAGCCATTCGTACGGTATGTACGATTGCCGGTCAAGTACGTTTTGTACGATTTCCGTTGACCGCACGTTTTGTACGATCGTATAGAGGGTGCATCGGCGACGAGTGGTGCAATCCCACTACCAGCACTGCGTCGATGGCGTGGGAGTTAGATCACCCTACAGCGCCGCTGGAGAAATGAGGGCGGAGAAGCCGACGAGGCCTCCTGGCGTATGTCCCATCCCGGCTCCGGTCGTCAGGACAGCCAAGGCTCCCCAGCCTGCGAAAGCTTCGGCTTCCGTGGGTTAGGGGAGTCTTTGGCTCGAACCCTCCCACACCAGACGTCAGAACACTGAAGCAGACCTATCAGAGGTCAGTGATCACACGCCTCACGCGACCGACCACGTAGACGTCATCCTCATCTACCGGAAGCGACATGTGATCGAGGTTGGTTGAAAACGGTTGCAGCATCGGACGCGGAGTTCGGCGGAACCGCTTGAAGGTCGTCTCGCCACCATCTAGCGCGAAGACGTAGTATCGATCGTTGATCAGCGAATCGTCGGCGCGGTTTACGATGATGATAGACCCGTCAGGCGCGATGCGGTTCATGGAATCGCCTTCGACCTTCAATGCCAGCCAGTCTCCTCGCGGCAGGTCGGCGATCGGCAAATAACGTTCGACCTCATCAAGAATAACGCCGTCCCTCTTTTTCAAGCCGCCGGCGCTTACCCACGAGACAACAGGTATCTGTATCACAGGATAACCTGGCGTAGCCTCTCCGAGGTCAGGATCGTAGTCGTCGTCTGCAGACGGTGTGGTCGTGCCAAGGTCAAGAAGGACCTTGTCGATAGCTTCTTTCATGGTCGCCGATTCATGGTTGGCGCCATAGATGATCCAAGCAGGGTCTACGTCCAAGGCGGAACCATACTTCAAGGCGGCCTTCAGGCTGATTTCCCGGTTCCCGTTCTCGTGGCTATTCCACGAATGCAGATTCAACTTGGTTGCCCGCGACGCTTCCGACCGCGTTTCATAGCCTTTCGCGAGGCGGGCTTGCTTGAGGCGTTCTCTAGGCTCTTCCATGCGTACGTTCTGAACGATTTCCTTCGTGCAGGGTGTACGATTTCCGCTTGCGCTTAATTCGTACTGAATGTACGAATTGGGAATGAGCGACGAACCCGCATCGATCTCCGCCATTATCGACACTTTCCCGACGATCGCAGTCTTCGCGACTGAGGTTGGATGTGGATACGAGGCCGCACGGCAGATGCGGAGGCGCGAGAGCATCGCGCCCGAGCACTGGTCCCGAGTGATTGAGGTGTGTTCCGCACGTCAGATCACCGGCGTCACGTTCGAGTGGCTCGCCCGGCAGCGTGCGAACGCATCGGTGGCGGCATGAGCACGCTCCGCGTCATCGACCGGGGCGAGCAGGTCGCCTTCTCCTATGAGAGCGTCGCAGTCGACGTTGCGACGGAAGCACGGCAGGCAGCGGAGCGGATCAACCTTCGTCTGCGCAGGACGGCCGAAGACGTGGTTGAGATCGGCCGCGATCTGACCCGGATGAAAGAGCGGCTGCCACACGGTTCGTTCCTGCCGTGGATATCTGCCGAGTTCGGCATGAGTGACCAGACGGCTAGACGATTCATGCAGGTGACGAAGGTCTTCGCCAGCAAATCCAACATGTTGTTGAATTTGGACGCATCTGCTCTCTACGAACTCGCCGCTCCCAAGACTCCGATCGAGGTCCGCGAGGAAGTGGAGCGGATGATTGAGGCCGGCGAGGTGGTTCGCTCCGCCGATGTCGCCGAACTGAAGCGGCAGCATGCAGCCTCTGAGGCCGCGAAGTTCTCCGCCGATCTTGATGCCGAGAAGGCGACTGCGAAGGCCGGCGAGCTGCAGTCCGACTTCGATATCAAGATCGCCGAGGCCGTAGCCGTCGCGGCTAGGAAGATCGAAGACGGCTACCTCGCCAAGCAGGCGCAGCTCGACGAGCAGATCGCGAAGCTCCGTTCCGAGAATGCGCGGCTCAAGGCCGGGCCCGTCACGGCGCCGATCATCGACCACGACACCGGCAACGTCGTCTCGTTCACTCCCCGATCGCTGACCGAAGCCCTGGCAGCCGAGATCGACGCTGAGCACGACGAGCATGTCGACGCCGAATTCAATGAGACAGCCAATCCCGAAAAGCGAGCCCGCGTGGTTGTCGGTGTCTGCCGGCAGATCGTGGCCGTGAAGGCAGACCCGCGGTCGGTGTTCCGCGGCATGACCCAAGGCAAGCCAGAGCAAATCATCGCTGAAAACAAGGCGATGATCGAGACCGCCTTCTCCCTCTTCAAATCCATAAAGGACCAGTTTGATGGCAAACCGCGTCGTTGAGACGAAGGAATTTCGAGAGGCTTTCCGAAGAGAGATCATCGCCTGCGGTGATGTCTCGCCGGAAGGCAAGCGCCGCCGCAACATCCTCGGCATCGGCGGCCGGCAGCTCAGCATCAGCGCTGGCGTCGACATCCTCGGAACCCTCATTCGCCAGTTCCAGGACAAGGGCGCGACGCTCTGCCGGTCGCAGATCGACCTCCTGAACCCGAAGGGCGCGCGTCGGTACGTCTCCGAGCAGATGAACGCGATGGCCTCGGCCAAGCTGTCCGTCGGCGCCAATCCGATCGAGACCCTGCACAAGTCGCTCGGCGATCTGATCGTCGTGGCCCGGAAGACCGGCCGAAACGTGTACATCAGCAAGGCCTCTGCGACGGCGCTGGAAATCCAATGCTGCATCGATCTGCGCATCGGCAAGTCGAACGCCCAGGCCGAGCGGACGGAAGCTCTGACGGAGCATCTGAAGGAGGGCATGGTCGCCCTCGGCGATCGGACGGTGGCGGATGCGATGGTCGCGGACGTCGAGCAGTATTTCCGCGCCGTCGATCGCGCCGCATGACTCTCGTGGCCGCCGTTCCCCTTCAAGCTGCCAAGGGCGTCTTCAAGCCTTGCCGCTGGTGCAGCGGAGCGCGCGGCCACATCGACGCGGCGCCGGTCATTGAGCCGGCCCGCCACGTCGGCCGGATGATCTGCGACGGCTGCGGCCGGCAGACCGGATGGGTGTCCGACAGGGCGCTCCGCAAGGCCGAAAAGCTCACCCATCACGCCGCTCCCGCCAGCGAGGCCGCAGCATGACATCGTTCTTGCCTGTGTCGCCATCTGGATCGGCATCTCGCTTGCCGCATGCTGCCTTCTCGGCCCCTTCCTCCGCGACAGCGCAGCGGCGCAAAGCATCCAAGCGCCTGAGGGTTTCGACCCTGTGCCAGTTTCTCTCCGTGCCGTGCTTACGGGCCGCGACGTAGGCCAGATCCACGCTGCTCACGCCCATGGCGCCGAGCAAGGCTGCCACCGCCTCCACCATCGTCAGTCCGTCCATGTCGTCGCCGCTGGGTTCCATGCAGCGAACATGTCGCAGGGCCGGCAATAGCTCACTGAAATCCCGCAGCGCACTCTTTCACCGACAGGTCAGAAGATGTCCGATCTCAGAAAATCCACGGGTGCGATGCGCTTGGCGATCAAGGCGGCGGTCCGGCGCGCTCTGACGCTGGCCGGCGGCGGGGAGAGCGTCCAGCACGCCACGCGCGTCAACGGCGCCTCGCTTTCGCGCTATGCCAGCGCCAACCCGGATCACGAATTGAACCACGCGCCGATCGACGTCGTGCTCGATCTCGACCTTGAGGCTGGGCAGCCCGTCATCCTGGCCGCCTTCGCCGATGCGCAGGGCTACGACATCGTTCGGCGCGAGCGGCCCGACACCGCGTCCGACATGCCGTGGTGCGCCAAGATGGGCATCCTGTCGAAGCAGGACAGCGCCGTGCTCGGGCAGATCGGTGATGCGCTGGCCGACGGCAAGATCAGCCCGGCCGAGGGCCGCTGCATCGTCGACGAGATCGAGAAGGAGGAGCTTCTCCTCCGCCGGCTCAAGGAGCGGGTGATCGCGGAATCCGGGGCGGGCCGATGAGCGGCCGCTCCCTCACAGACAGTCCGTCCGGGACTTTCGACCGGTGCCAGTTCGGCGCATCGGAACAGCTTTCATGTGCGGCGGGCCCGGACGGGCTACGGACTTGCTTCCCCGCCAATGAGAGCATGCCGACGAGGGGCGGGGAGGCTGTAGCGGCTTCCCCGTTCCGCCCCGTCGGCCCCTATGCAGAGCACATCGTTCGCGGGCTGGCCCGCCATCTCCATAACCGCGCGATTGACGAGGCCGCCACGAAAGAGGCGATGGCGCTCGGCTCCCGCGTCCAGCGGAGGGAAGGCTGATGCCTCACTTCACCTGGACCGACGAGGCCAAGGCCGAGGTCGTGAAGCGCTCCCGCATGGGCTTCACCTATGCCGAGATCGCCGCCTATCTCGGAACCACGCGGGAAGCCATCTCGCGCGCCGTCACCCGGCACAAGCTGATCTCCGTCGAAGAGCGCCGCAAGCTCCAGTCCGAGCGGCTCATCGGAAAGAAGCAGCCGAAGGCCGTGGTCGCCAAGCGCTCGCGGCACATGAAAGCGACGTGGGCCGATCCCGTCATCCGGGCCGAGCGCGTCTCCCGCCGGCGGAAGGCCTGCGAGCGGCCCGAGGTCCAGGCGCAGATCGCGGCAGCTGCTCAGGCATCCTTCCGTAAGCGCCGTGGTGGCTTCGACCTGCCGGACGCGGAGACCGCGGCGAAATACCGATTCCTTCGCGAGAGCAAAGGCATCCCGGCAGCCGAGGCCGGTCGAATGCTCGGCCTTCTTCCATCATCCACCAGCCAAGAACGGAGAGCCTGATGGCCCGCGCCGCGAAGAACACCGCATCCGCCGAAACCGGCCCGGCCGGCATCGGGCACAACGACATCGCCTTGAAGGACCTCAAGGTTCTCTTCTTCATCGGCCGGCAGAAGTATCTCGCTGCCCAGGCTGCGCAGAAGGCCGCCAACGCGGAGATGAAGCGCGTCGGCAAGGTGATCAAGGTGGACCTCGGGGAGTTCGGCCTCGACAGCATCAAGGCCTACGAGAAAGCCCAGACGCCCGAGGGCAAGGCAGCGCTCCAGGCCCGCCAGGAAGCCGAGCGGCAGGCCATGAGCTTCGCTGGCATCCCGATCAACACGCAGCTCGATCTTCTCACCGATCGCATGCCGCTCGTGGAGCGAGCCTATCGCGATGGCGAAGAGGCGGGTCTTCGTGGCGACACGCTGAACAACCCTTTCAGCGAGGCATCCGAGGAAGGCCACGAATATGCTCGCGGATGGCATGACGGGCAGGGCGCCCTCTTCGCCGGCATCAAGCAGAAGGAAGCCGAGGCGGCGGCCGAGCTGATCAAAGGCCCCGGCCATGACGGCGGCGGCGATCTCGACGAGGAGCAGGACTGATGGCTGGGTCTGCTCGCGGGCTGTTCCGCGCCACCGGCAAGAAGTCCAAGCCCGTTGCCGTCCGTGACCTTGCTGGCGACATCGTCATGGCCGATGCGCTGGAACGTGAGAAGGACGACTTCTACCCGACTCCGCCCGAGCCGACCCGCGCCATCCTCTCGGCCGAACTAAGGCGGCTGAGGGACTTCCATACGGTCTGGGAGCCGGCGGCTGGCGACGGCGCCATGGTGCGCGAGATGGAATCGGTCGGGCTGACCGTCCGCGCATCGGACCTGATTGACCGCGGCTGCGGTGCTGACATCCGGTCCTTCTACGACTTCCCGGCAGCGCCATCGCCTGCGATCCTCACGAACCCGCCCTTCGCCGAATGCGGCTGGGGCAACGGCAAGGCTCGCTGGCTGACGCATGCGCTCGACAACCTCGGCGTCGAGTACATGGCGCTCCTGATGAACTGGGGCTTCCCAGGCGCCGGTGGACTCGGGCCCTTCTGGGCGAAGCATCCGGCAGCCCGCGTCTATCTGATGCGCTGGAAGATCGACTTCACCGGGCAGGGTGCCCCGCCCATGCTCAACGCGTGGTTCGTCTGGGATCGCCAGCACCGCGGCGAGACGGTCCTTCGGATGCTGGACCGGGCCGATGCGCGTCAGGCGGAGATGTTTGGCGAGGTGGCGGCATGAGCCTGATCCTCGGCCTCGACGCCGCCTCCACCACCGGCTTCGCCTATTACGACGACACCCGCAGCATATCGGCCATGGAGGTCGGAGTGCTCCGCGCCAAGGGCGACGGCTTCGAGGACCGCGCGTCGTTCCTCGGCCGCGAGCTCGTCGTCATGCTCCGCAAGCGGCGGCCCGACTTCGTGGCGATCGAGCAGCCGCTCCGCATGCTTCCCGGCGGCAAGCGCAAGGAAAAGTTCATGGGCGAGGAGGTGGAGGTCTCCGGCGCCGGCGGCGGGACCAACGCGCTCATCCTCTCCAACCAGATCGTGAGCGCCTTCTGCACCGCGGCCCGGATCAAGGACATCCCCTTCGTCCTGATCGCCTCCGCCACCTGGCGCACGCAGTTTCTCGGCTTCGGCCGCAAGCCCGGATTCGACCGGAAGGCCTGGAAGAAGGCGGCCCGCGAGCGCTGCGCTGCGCTGAAGATCTCCGTGACCAACGACGACATGGCCGAGGCCTGCGGCGTGGCCTTCGCCGCCACCGCGACCGACGCCTTCAAGATGATGAAGCACCAGATGGAGCGAGCCGCATGATGAACCTCGTCGACATCCGCGAGCGCGCCGAACGTCGGCAGCAGGCCGCGCACCAGAACCAGAGCTTCCATCGCGAGCAGCTGTCCAAGGCAGAGGCGGAGGAGGGGGATCTCGGTATCATCATCGACGGGATCGACGACCTGATCGAGGCGCAGGCTACGTTCGCGAAGATCATGCACGGCGCGTCGCCCGAGCTTCTCGCCGCTATCGGCGCGACCGAGACGACCACTGGCACCATACCGGCCATCCCGGCTGAGGAGCCGGTCGCTGAAGAGGTCGGCGTCGGAACGCCGCCCGCCGCGGTCGAGCCGCCTGTCGCTCCGAAGCGCGCGGTTGCCCGCAAGGCGAAGGAAGCCCCTGCCGATCCCATAGTCCAAGCCGCCGCCAAACCGCCAGCACCCGCCGACGCGCCGCGTCCGACAGACGCCGCCCTCGACGCCAAGGTGCTCGACATCATGCAGCGCGCGGCGGCCAGCGGCGATGGGCAGGCGATGTTCGACATGGCGACGTTGGCCGGCAAGATGGAAGTCACCTCCCTCGCGCTCGACAAGTCCTTCACCCGCCTGGCCGAGGCCGGCCGCATCGTGCGCCAGAGGTGCGAGCTTAAGGGCCATGCCGCGTTCGAGGTGATCGCCGAGACGGAGGCGGCGGAGTGACAATCTCCACATTCCTCGACGGCCGGGTACGGCTTCATCTGGGCGATGTGCGGGAGCGGCTCGCCCTCATGCCCGAAGGTTCGATCGACTGTGTCGTGACCTCGCCGCCTTACTTCGGCCTTCGCGATTACGGGATGCTTGGTCAGATCGGAATGGAAGCTACGCCTGCTGAGTTCGTCGCGGCACTGGTCCAGGTGTTCCGGCAGGTGCGTCGCGTCCTGAAAGCCGATGGATCACTCTGGCTGAACATCGGCGACAGCTATGCGGGATCGTGGGGCGCGCAGTCTCGAGGAGATGACACGCCCGGCACCTTGGAAGGTGGGTCGATGATCTCGGCGCGCCAGATTGCCGCTCACCCAAGAGGGCAGTCCGGGACAGGATCGCTCAAGCGCACGCCCGGATTGAAGCCGAAAGACCTCATGATGATTCCGGCGCGCGTCGCGATCGCCCTTCAGGATGACGGCTGGTATCTGCGGCAAGACATCATCTGGCACAAGCCGAACCCGATGCCGGAGAGCGTACGCGATCGCTGCACCAAGGCGCATGAGTATGTCTTCCTCCTCACCAAGTCGCCTCGTTATTTCTACGATGCTGACGCAATCGCAGAGGGCCTCGCGCCAGCTTCGGTCGGTCGTCTCGCGCAGGTAGGTCTCGCATCTCAGGCAGGTTCTTCTCGCGTCCCTGGTAAGGCGAATGGGGCCATGAAGGCAGTCGCGGGCGGAAGAAAGCGTGGCGTTCCTCCTCGCCATGCTTCCTACGAAAGCAGCGATCAGTCGGGCCTTGATGACGTTGGCCGCGGCTATCGCAATAAGCGATCCGTCTGGTCGATCTCAACGCAGCCGTTCTCTGATGCGCATTTCGCCACCATGGCGCCGGAGCTTGCGGAGACGTGCATCCTCGCCGGCTGCCCGAAGGGCGGCACCGTTCTCGACCCGTTTGGCGGCGCAGGCACTACCGCTCTGGTCGCGCTACGCCATGGCCGTAAGGCCGAGCTGATCGAGTTGAACCCCGACTACGCGGCAATGGCGCGGCGCCGGATCGAGACGGAATGGCGGGTATCGATTCCATCTGTAGGCTCCGACTTCGGGCCCCTTTTTTCGGAGTCCGCAGCATGAACGCGCTCACCCCCATCGACTTCGACGGCGCGGTCAACATCGAGGCCGAGCAGGCGCTTCTCGGCGCGATCCTCGTGAACAACGAAGCTCTGGCGCCTGTGCTGGAGGTCGGCTTCGAGGCCCGGTTCTTCGAGGAGGCGATCCACCGCGACATCTTCACCGCGGCGAGCTCGCTCATCACGTCGGGCCGGAAGGCCGATCCGGTGACGCTCCGCCCGTTCCTGCCGGTCGATGCGGAGATCGGCGACACGAACCTCGGCGGCTACCTCATGCGTCTTTGTGCCGAGGCCGTCACCGTCCTGCATGCTCGCGACTATGCCCTGGCGGTGCTCGACGCCTATGCCGCGCGGGTCGCTGCCCAGACGCTCGACCGCTACATCGAAGAGTTCGTCCGGCGCGATCCGGCGAAGGGCATCACCGATATCATCTCCAGGCTCGAGGACGATCTCGGCGGCATCCGCGCGCTCTCGCCCGCGATGAAGGCCCGCGAATCCATGAGCGGCGTGATGGACGCATTCCTGCGCCGGCTGAACGAAGGCCGGACGAAGGGGGGGCGGGTCATCCCGTTCCCGCTCGGCGAGATCGCGGACGTTCTCCAGGAGGACGGGTTTCAGGTCGGCAACCTCTACGGCCTCCTGGGCTCGTCAGGGGAAGGCAAGACGTCGCTGATGCTCCAGTGCGTCCGCGCCGCGGCCGACGCTGGCAACCCGGTCCTGCTCCTCTCCTACGACCAGACTTTCGAGCAGGTCGCTCGGCAGATGATTTCGCAACAGACCGGCATCTCGGTCTCGCAGATGCTCCGGCACAATCCCGGCAAGTCCGAGACGCTGAACCGGAAGGAGATCGACCTCATCACCGAGGCCGGCGTCGACCTGCAGGAACTCCCGATCCAGGTCCGCAAGCTCCACAATCAGAAGATCGGCGGCATCCTCTCCATCGCCCGCAACTGGACGAAAACGATCCGCAAGGGCCGGCAGCCGAATGGTGAGCCCTGGGGCTCGCCGCTCATCATCCTCGACCACAACCGCAAGGTCACGCCCGAGGATCCGAAGGCGCACGAGGGCCGCATCGCCGGCGCAGTGAACGGTGCCGGGAAGGCGATGGCCGAGGAGTTGGGCGCCGCGGTGCTCTTCCTCAACCAGCGCAACGGCAAGGGCGCGGATCGGTACGTGCCCCGGCCGATCGCAGCGGACCTCTTCGGCGGAGAGCAGGCGCGCGAGGACTATGACGCGATCCTCTACATCTACAGGCCCGAGCGCTGGCGCGACGAGCAACTGAGCGTCGCCAAGGACCAGAAGCAGGCCGACGAGATCCGCCGGCGCTTCATGCTCCGATCCTCATGGGAGGACACGCCTCGCGATCCCGAGGGCATGGCCGAGATCGGCGCCATCAAAGTCCGATACGGCGCCGGCGGCGTCCGGTCCGAGCTGAAGTTCGAAGGCCGATACACCCGCTACGCCAGCACACGCCAGACCGAGCCGGAGCTGTTCTGATGACCGACACATCCCGTCCCGAGGTCAGATCCTTCCCGTGGGCCCGAGGCTATCAGGGCCAGTTCAAGATGCCCGGCGGCGGCTGGAAGTTCGTGCGCATCCCCGGCACGAAGGAGGCGCAGGTCTTCCCGACATCCGAGGCGGCGAAGGATGCCGCGACCAAGTTGGTGTTTCAATTCATGTGCCCGCCGATTGTCTCGGAGCGGGTGGAGGAAGTCGATCTGTTTGCGAAGGGCGTAACGGCAGCGGTCCTGGAGTTCAAAGCGGGCCAGCAGCGCCAGCGCGTCGAGGACCGGAAGGTGTTCGCCCGGGCCGGCCAGAAGCCCGTCATCGTCCAGACAAAGCGGAGCCGCCTCGCATGAGCCGCGAAGTCCTGCCCCACCGCCGCCCGTCCGAGAACGAAGAGATCGTGTTCGCCGGCATGCCGATCTCCGTCACCTTCGGCTACACCGATGATGCCCGGATCACCGAGGTCTTCATGTCCACCCGCAAGGTCGGGACCATGATGGACATCGCCGTCCGCGATCTGGCCGTCACCATCTCGCTCGCGCTTCAGTATGGCGTCACACCGACGGTGCTGGAGCGCTCGCTCACCGCTGACGAGAGCGGCAAGCCGGAAGGCCTCGCTGGCAAGATTGTCGCCATGATCCGGGAGCGTGCCGTCGCATGACCAACGCCAAGAGCCATCTAGACCAGTTCCTAGACGGCATTGGCGTTCGCCTGGTGCCGGTGGCACGCCGGCGCCGCGGTGCCCAGAGCCACGCCCGGGCCACCATGCGCGAGATCCTGAACGATCACGGCGGCGATCACCTCGCGCTCGTGCTCCGCTTCATCCGCGACAGCGAGGGGAACAAGGGCGCGCTTTGGTCCGAGACCATCGGCGCCGTGTCGGACATCCTCCTGCAGCGTCCAGACTGGGCGGAGAGGCCGTCCGACGTCTTCGCCGCACTCGACACCATCGATCTGAACGACGCGCGCCGTGAGGCCGTCCTGCGCCGCCCTTGGCCGGTCCGACAAACCCTCCGCGCCTACCTCTACCGTGACCTGCAGCGCGCGCTCGACGCCCGCATTGATCAAGACCTTCTCGGAGCTGCCGCATGAAAATGATCACCCAATCTGAGCTCATGCAGCTCTTTTCATACGATCCTTCCACCGGAGACTTCACGCGGCTTTCCCGTATTCGACGGCATCAAGCCGGCGAGACTGCCGGTTGGACCGATGATCGAGGCTATCGGCGCATCAAGATTGATGGGCGAAACCACTTCGCGCACCGTTTGGCATGGCTTTACGTCCATGGGACGCTCCCAACTCAAATCGATCACATCAACCAGGACACTGGCGATAATCGGATTGCCAATCTGCGTGACGCGACCCATGCTCTTAACCAGAGGAACAAGCGCAATTCGTCGTTGTATCGACCGCCATCAACCATGCGGCCATGGAGCTTCGAGGAAGAGGCAATCCTCGCGCCGCTGATCATTTTGGCAAAGGCCCGCTTTGTTGAGGCTGCAGACACGTTCGCTCATCTCGGACCCGAGTACACCGGTCCATCTCTGATGCGATCAGTCTGGCCCACGTATGCCTCAACAACTCTGGGCGGGCATGACGTTGGCTACGGCGGGAATGGTCAGAGGGTGATCTACCGGCCAAATTCAGCAGCAGTCTCCAGAGCGGAGGAGGTTGTCAGCCAATGGGTTCCGACGATCCGTCAGCAAGACGACAGAGTGCTAGCTGGAGCCTGGGCTCAGTGTCTTGCCGCACCTCGGATTGCGGGGTCTTGGCGTTCATATTGTCGGGAGAAGAGACTAAATCGAACCACCGCAGACAGACACGTTTTCAGTGCATTCCATAGTGTTGCTGTAGGCTTATCGAAAAACTCTCAAATGTTGCACGAGCCTGATTGGGTTCGGCTAGTGCCAAGGTTCCCAATCTCGGGTACTGACATTGATATGGTCGCAGAACGTGTGACAGAGCGCGCCAACCACTGGCGAGCCGACGACGCAAAGCCGACCAGCCAGCCCGACATGCGCGATACCTCGTGGGCCGAAGGGCAGAACGAGATGCGGCGTCGTCGGGTGGCGAACGGATAGCAGATCGGCCTCCGCATAGGGCCGTTGGCGATGAGCGTAATCCGGACAAAGCGGAACAAGGTCGGACGCGGGGGCAGCGCCCGCCGCCTCCACCAAGACCACACCGGCCAGTGCGGGACACCCGTTTAAGGCCCAAGCCTCTGATCAAGGTCACTCCCTAAGATAGGTGGGAGAGCTGCGAATCCGGTGTGGTCTTGATGGGGGCGAAACAGGATCGACGGCCTAGGGAAGTGGCGAACGCGCTCGGGAATGGCTCCACCCTCATCGGGCCGAACGGAAAGCTGTCAACGACAACTCTCCCCACTCGGGTCTCGCCCTCGCGGCGTGATGTCTGACGGGCCGCCGGCGCCTTGGAACAGAAGCCCGGCACCGATCGCAGCAGCAGGAATGCGCAGATGGAAGATCGCGCCTACTTCACGACAGAGGGCGAGCGGCTGGAGGTCGTTGCGTTCGCTGACGAGGACATGATGGAATGCCCGGAAGAGGGCGCCTTCTACGCCATCGCCAACATGCCAGACGGAGCGCTTGAAGCCGTCGAAATCATTGAGCGGCCTCGCGCCCACTAACCGCCGCCCCATTCCATTACTCGCCCGCCGGAGAAATCCGAGCGGGCTTTTCTATGCCCGGCGCGGAGGGATACCCCATGGCATCCAAGCGGCGGCTCCGGCGGAAGTCCTGCACCTCCAAGGTCCGGCACGAGACAGAAGGCAGCGCCTGGGGCGTGGTTCGCAACCTGATCCGCAAAGGCAAGGGTGACGGCCTGCGCGCCTATCGGTGCGGGAACTGCAGCGGCTGGCATGTCGGCCACCCAATCGGCAGCGGCAACAGCGGGCTTCTGATCGCCTGCCGCTCTGCTCGCCCTCATCACTGATCGGAAAACCATGCGCCTCTCTGGCAACCTGCTGCCCTTCATCGGCCGCGTCATCAGCCCCTGCGATGCAAACGGCATCCCGGCCATGACGGACGAAGAGGCGGGTGAAGCTCACTTCGAGACGACCGCGCTATGCCTGGCATGGTTCGGCCGGGTGATCATGATCGGCATTGGCGCCGTAGGGCCCCGGGCGGTCGATCCTGACAACCCGAGGGCCTATCTCGCCGGAAACCTCTGATGCCGCCCTGCCGATCCTGTGAAGAGCGCCGGCGCATGCTCTCCGACGCCAAGGCCAAGGACGGCATCAAGGGTATGGTGCGAGCCATCCCAGCTGTCGGGCGGCATCTGATGGCGAACCCGCCGAAGCTGAAGGACGACGATGCCAGCGCTCAGCAACGCGAAGCATGAGGCATTCGCTCGTGCGCTCGCAAAGGGCTCCAGCGCGGTCGACGCATATGCCAAGGCGGGATATGCCCCAAACAGGTCCCACGCCTCCCGGCTGGTCGCAAATGGTAACGTGCGGAAGCGGGTGTCCGAACTGCAGCGCGACGCCGCCGGACGAGCCAAGGTGACAATCCAGAGCATCGCCGACCAACTCGACGAGGACCGCGCCTTCGCTCGTCTCCAGGGGCAGGCCAAGGCAGCGATCGACGCGACCATGAACAAGGCAAAGCTCCTCGGCCTCTACAGCGAGCGTCGTGAGGTGTCCGGCCCTGGCGGGGGCCCCATCCAGACCGTGGACCTGACGAACCTCTCCGATGACCAGCTTACCGCCCTCGAAGATATCTTCGGCCCGCTTGCCGCCGGCGCCGATGATGATGAGGATGCTGCGAGCGGAGAGGGCGAGGCGGACCCAACAGGCTGAGCGCGACCGCGTCGCAAAGGACGCCGAACGTATCCGGGCCAAGTGCCAGACGCTCTCCGGGTTCGTCCGCGAGGCCTGGCATGTGCTGGAGCCCACAGCGAAATACACCCACGGCTGGCACATCGACGCCATCTGCGCGCATCTGGAAGCGGTGACCGACGGCCGGATCAACCGGCTTCTGATCAACGTGCCGCCGGGCTCATCGAAATCCCTGCTCGTCTCTGTGATGTGGCAGGCGTGGGAATGGGGCCCGCGCGGGCTTTCCTCGCTCCGCTACCTTACCACCTCCTTCAACGATGGCCCGGTGAAGCGCGACACGCGCAAGTGCCGCGACCTGATGCTGTCGGACTGGTATCGGTCGCTTTGGCCCGAGGTCGAGCTGAACCGCACCGGCGAGACGTCGTTCTCGAACACGAAGACCGGCACGCGAGAAGGCGTCCCGTTCGGTTCCCTGACGTCGCAGCGTGGCGACCGGCTGGTGATCGACGATCCGCACTCGACCGAGACCGCGGAATCGGCAGCCGATCGCCTCGCCACGACCCGCAAGTTCCGAGAGGGCGCGCAGAACCGCCTCAACGATCAAGAGCGCTCGGCCATCGTGGTCATCATGCAGCGCCTTCACGAAGAGGACGTGTCGGGCGTCATCGCCAAAGTCGGGATGGAATACGTCCACCTGATGCTGCCGATGGAGTTCGAGCCGGAGCGGGTCTGCACCACAGAGATCGGGTTCACGGACCCGCGCAAGCACGAGGGCGATCTCCTTGACCCCGTCAGGTTCGGGCCTGAGGCGGTCGCCAAGCTCAAGCGCGACATGGGCAGTTATGCCTATGCCGGCCAGTACCAACAGCGCCCGGCACCCCGCGCAGGCGGCATGTTCCAGCGCGGCGATTTCGAGATCGTTGATGCAGTCCCGGCCGGCGCAGTGCGCTGCAGGGCTTGGGATTTCGCCGCCAGCACGCCAAAGCCGGGCAAGCAGCCCGATTGGACCGTGGGGCTGCGCATGGCCTACGTCGATGGGCTCTTCTTCGTGGAGGATGTCCGGCGGGATCGCTGGTCGCCGGCCGACGTCGAACGCAACCTGAAGAACATCGCCACCCAAGACGGGCAGATGGTCCGCATACGGATGCCGCAGGATCCTGGCGCCGCCGGCAAGTCAGACGCTCATACGAAGGTCAAGATCCTCGCCGGCTACGACGTGAAGGTTGTCCCGCCGACAGGTGAGAAGGCTCTCCGCGCCAAGCCGGCATCAGCACAGACCGAGGCAGGGAACGTCAGGCTGCTTCGAGGGCCTTGGAACGACGCCTTCCTCGATGAGGTCTGCTCGTTTCCGAATTCGCAGTTCGACGATCAGGTGGACGCCTTCGCCGACGCTCTAAACGAGCTCGCGCTCGGGTCCAGCTACACCCTCGCCAACCTCTAGGACCGTCGATGCGCATCCCGTTCCTGGACAGCCTGACCAATCTCATCACAGGGATGGGCGGGTCGAAGGAAAAGGGCGCGTCCACAGTCTATGCCTTCGTGCCGATGCAGGCTGGCGAGCTGGATGCGGCCTATCGCGGGTCTTGGCTGCCCAGGAAAGTCGTCGACATCCCGGCGATGGACATGTGCCGCGCATGGCGCGCATGGCAGGCCGACGACGACCAGATCGAGAAGCTGGAGGCTGAGGAGAAGCGCCTCGACGTGCAGCGGAAGGTGCTGGAGGCGAAGACCAAGGCGCGGCTCTACGGCGGCGCGGCGATCGTGATCAGCGATGGTTCGCAGCTGCCGGGCGAGGAGCTTCGGCCGGAGCGAATGCAGCGCGGCAAGATCGAGTTCCTGACGGTGATGACGCCGCAGCATCTCACAGCGGGCGAGATCGATCGCGATCCGCTGTCGCGCACGTTCGGCCAGCCGCGGTTCTACACGATCCAGGGCGCCACAGGCACTCAGGTCAAGGTCCACGCCTCGCGTGTGGTCCGGTTCCTCGGTAACCCGGTTCCTGACGATGCTCATGTCCTGCACCAAGGCTGGGGCGACAGCATCCTCGAGACCGTCAGCCGCGCGCTGAAGGACGCGGAATCGGCAGCCGGCAACATCGCGGAGATGACGCACGAGGCCAAGCTCGACGTGGTCCGCATCCCGAACTTGATGGCCTTCGCGTCTCAGCCCGAATACGAGGCTCGGTTCCTCCGCCGCATGACCCTGGCCGGCATGGCGAAGGGCATCCACAACATGCTCATCCTCGACAAGGAGGAGGAGTGGGAGACCAAGCAGCTGTCTTTCGCGACGCTGCCCGAGGTGCTGGACCGCTTCCTGCAGATCGCTTCAGGCGCGGCCGACATCCCCGCCACGCGCCTTCTGGGCCAGTCGCCGGCCGGCATGAACGCCACCGGGGAATCGGACCTGATCAACTACTACGATCGGATCAGCGCGGGGCAGAACCTTGAACTCGGCCCGGCCCTGTCGATCCTCGACGAATGCCTGATCTGGTCCGCGCTCGGCAGCCGGCCGGCGGAGATCCACTACCGCTGGCTCCCGCTCTGGCAGCTGAGCGAGAAGGACAAGGCCGACGTCGGGCTGAAGAAGGCGCAGGCCTTCCAGATCGACGTCAACGGCGGGCTCTTCCCCGACAGCGCCATGTCCAAGGCTCGGCGCAATCAGCTGGTCGAGGACGGCACCTATCCGGGGCTCGAGGCGGCGCTCGACGAGGCTGCGGCGGAAGGCGACGAGATCGACTTCTCCGCCAAGGCTGCAGAGCCCGAGGTCGACCCGGCCGAGACGGCATCCATCCTGCGCATGCGGGCCGCTGCGAACGATGCGGCGCCCGCCACGCTCTACGTGCACCGCAAGGTGAAGAACGGCGCGGAGATCATCGCCTGGGCCAAGCGGCAGGGCTTCACCTCCACGCTGGAGGCGTCTGACCTTCACGTCACCATCGCCTTCTCACGCCAACCCGTCGACTGGATGGCCGTTGGCGAGACATGGGAGAGCGAGATCAAGATCGCTGCTGGCGGACCGCGCCTCATGGAGCAGTTCGGCGAGGCGACCGTGCTTCTCATCTCCTCGCGCTCGCTGAAGTGGCGACATGAGGAGATCATCGCGGCGGGCGCGTCGTGGGATCATCCCGAGTACCAGCCGCACATCACGATCAGCTACGGCGGGGCACCGGCGGACCTGACGAAGGTGCAGGCCTACCAGGGCGAGATCGTGCTCGGGCCGGAGATCTTCGAGCCGCTTGACGAGGACTGGAAGGCGAAGGTGACATGACGCTGGTGATCGCTGGAATGCGCGTCCCTTCGAACTTCCATGTCTTTCTGAACGGAGAAGCTGTCGCTGACTGTGTGGAGGCAGACGATATTGCCGGTTACGTCATAGTGACCCCTCGTGATGAGCGCGGGCGCTTGATTATCGAAGGCGAGTGCTACGCTCAACAGCGTAAGACGGGCCGCGTCGAGTTCAGCGTACCGCTCAGCACGCCTGCGCCCCACTTGGTCGAGCATGGCTGACGTCGTCGCCTTCACCGGCATCACGAAGCTCGACACGGACCCGGATCGGGTTCTCGCAGAAGCGGCGGATAAGCTCGAAGGGGTGGTCATTTGCGGCGTCGGCAAGGACGGAGACCTCTACTTCGCATCGTCATTCGCCGATGGCGCTGACGTGCTGTGGTGGATGCGCCGTGCCGAGCATGCGCTGATGAAGATCACCGACGCTCTGGAGAGCGGCGAAAGCTGACGGGGCTGGAATGCAGACCTTCAACCTCGCCCGCCTCGCTGCCGCCAAGACCCGCCGCGCCTCCGTCACGCTCCCGCCGATCGTGGACAGCGGCGGGGCGCAGAAGGAATATCTCCGCGCAGAGCGGGCCATGCTGCGGGCTCTGGCGGCGCGGACCATGTCCGACGTTGTCCCGCAGGTGGAAGCCGAGATCGCCCGCCAGAGGTCAGCCCTGACGCAGGACGCGCTCTTCTCGGGCATGTTCGAGACGCTGAAAGATCTGGCCGTCACGCTCGGCATCATCGCGGAGGGCACGGTCAGCCGCATCCTTGGGCTTGAGGCCGGCCGCCACACCGAGAAGTGGAAGGCCTCTGTCCGGTCCACGCTGGGCATCGACATCGCTGCGGTCGTCTCGCAGGAGGACTTGGGCGACAAGCTGCAGGACGCGGTGGGGCGCAACGCCTCGCTGATCAAGAGCCTCGCCAGCGACACCGTCGCGAAGGTGGAGCGGGCCGCCTATGACGCGGTGCTGCAGGGCCAGACGGCCAAGCAGTTCCGCGAGCGCCTGACGGAGGAGTTCGGGGTCGCCGATCGCCGCGCCAAGGTCATCGCGCGGGATCAGGTCGCCAAGCTGACAAGCGATCTCAACCGCTTTCGGCATGTGCAGGCCGGCGTCACGTCTTACGCCTGGAGCACGTCGCACGACGAGCGGGTGAGGGCGCGGCACAAGGCTCTTGAGGGCAAGGAATACGAATACGGGAAGCCGACGGACGCTGAGAACGGCTTGCCACCTGGGCAGCCTATCCAGTGCCGGTGCGTTGCGCGCGGGATCGTCTACTTCGACGGTGAGCGCTTCGACTGAGGCAGGGGCAGCGTGTGGCTGGGGCGAGGGCCCTTGCCGAGCAGCGACATGAACGTGTCGAGCTCCTTCATCCCGCCGATATGCGCGATGTCGTTGATGCGAAGGCCGGCCTGCAGATCGTCCATCTGCACCTGCAGCCGTCGCACATGGTTCGCCAGGTCGGACAGCCGGCAGTTCTGATCCAAGAGGATCTGCTTCAGCTCTCGGAATTGCTCGTCGTTCATGGGCGGCGACGATAGCCGCGATCAAGGACATCGCCAATGAAATTCACCGACGCTGCACCGATCGCGGACACGCGACGGACGGCAGACGGCTATCTCGTCGCGGACGCGCGCATCGTGCGCACCGGCATCCAGGCCTACACCGGCGCGGAGGTCGGCAAGCCCGATCTCGCCATCGTCCGGGTCTACCGGCCCGAGGCGGAGGTCTTCGACGCCAAGAGCCTCGCCTCCTTCAGCCATGTCCCGATCACGAACGACCATCCGACGGTCGCGGTCACGGCCGACAACTGGAAAGACCTGGCAGTCGGGGAGACCAGCGGCGAGGTTCTTCGCGACGGTCACCGCCTGCGCATTCCCCTGATCGTCAAGGATGCCTCCGCCATCGCGTCGATCGAGGGCGGGAAGCGCGAGCTTTCCGCCGGATACACCTGCGACCTCGCTTTCGAGAGCGGCAAGACCGCCGACGGCGAGTCCTACGACGCCATCCAGAAGAACATCCGGGCCAACCACGTCGCGATCGTCGCGCGAGGGCGGGCGGGTGCCGAATGCCGCATCGGCGATGCTGCCGGCGGACCATGGGGCGCCGCCCCGATCAACGATGCCAATCACTCACAGGAGGGCCGTATGGCCGATGCTCTGCGCAAGGTGATGGTCGACGGGCTGCAGGTCGAGACGACCGACGCGGGCGCCGCTGCCATCGAGAAGATCACGAAGGACAAGCAGGCGGTCGAGACCCGTCTCTCGGATGCCGAGAAGGCGCACGTCACCGCGCTCGCGGCCAAGGATGCCGAACTCGCCAAGAAGGACGCCGCGATCGACGATCTGAAGGGGAAGGTGCTGTCCGACGCCGATCTCGACAAGCGCGTCCAGGACCGCGCGCTGCTCGTCACGGTCGCCGGCATGATCGCCAAGGACGTGAAGACCGCGGGCCTCTCGGATGCTGCGATCAAGAAGGCCGTCGTCGTCGCCAAGCTCGGGGATGCCGCAGTGGCCGGCAAGTCCGACGCCTACTTCGACGCGCGTTTCGACATCCTCGCGGAGGACGCCGCCAAGGCCGACCCGCTGCGCGATGCACTGCTCGGCCAGCCGCAGCCCGTCACCGACGCTGCCGTTCCCGAAGCTGCCTGGAAGGCGATGGTCGCCGACATGCAGGCCGCGTCCCGTCCCTCCAAGGCCGCCTGAAGGAGACCCTGATCATGGCAACGCTTCAGACCACCTATGGCGGCACGCCTCCGAAGGGCCTCAAGGGCCAGATCGCGAACGAGGAGAGCTGCAACAAGATCAGCCGCTCCGTCGAGAACGCGGCCGGCATCAAGTTCGGCCAGCCCGTCCAGCGTGGCGCCGGCGATCATGGCGTCGTCCCGTTCGCGGCCGGCGGCAAGTTCATGGGCTTCGCGGTCCTGAACCCGGCGGTCCCGCCCGTTTCGCCCGGCGCCACGCTGGTCGACGGCTACCCGCAGTTCTTCACCGGCGCCTTCATGACCCGCGGTCAGATGTACCACGTCGCCGGCGGCACCGTCGCGGACGGCGATCCCGTCTACTACGACACGGTCAATGACCGGGTGGTGGCGGCGGCTGGCACGGGCATCGTCGGCCCGTTCCCCGAGACCTTCTTCGACACCTCCGGCGCGGCCGGTGCCGTCGTCGAGTTCAGCACCAAGAACCGGAGCGCCTGATCATGAACATGCAACGCCAGGCCTTCGCAGACGCGCAGGCAGCGTACCCCTTCGTCCTCGCGCAGGGGCGCAACATCGAGACGCGGATCTATCAGCGCCGCTACCCGACCTTCAACTACGCGGCCCATGTGCCCGTGGTCACGGAAGGCAACGAGTGGGCGATCGGAACCACGTTCTTCACGATCGACACCGCGGGCGAGGCCAAGTTCCTCTCCGGCGCCGGCACCGACATGCCGTTCAACCAGGCGACCCGCGATCAGGCGAGCCAGGACTTCGCCATGATCGGCTCCGGCTGGGAATGGAACATTGAGGAGGTCAATCAGGCGGCCCTTTACGGGATCAACCTGAACGACACGAAGGCGATCTCCGCGGCGGACAAGGTCGAGCGCCTGCTCAACTCCGTTGCCATGGTTGGCGCCGCCGAGAAGGGCTGGACCGGCTTCGCGAACAACCCGCTGGTGACGCGCATCGATGTTCCTGCCAACGGCACGGGCTCGTCTCGGCTCTGGTCTACCAAGACGGTCGATCTGATTCTGAACGACATCAACAACCTGCTCGCCAGCATCCGCAGCAACACAGCTGAAACGGAGTGGGCGGACAGCGTGCGTCTGCCGCCGGATGCCTTCCGGCTGCTCTCGACCATCCGCGTCGGCTCCGGTGACTTCCTCATCAGCGGGCTCGAGTATCTGCAGAAGGGGAACATCTACACGGCCGAGACCGGACAGGCGCTCGACATCAAGCCGCTTCGTGAACTCGGCGCAGCCGGCGCCGGCGGCACGGGCCGGATGGTCGCTTACCGCAAGGACCCGGAGGTTCTGCGCTTCCATCTCCCGATGCCGCGGCGGGTTCTGCCGACCCGTCAGAAGTCCATCATGGGCTTCGAGACCGGCATCATCGCGCGCACCGGTGGCACGGAAGTCCGTCTCCCCGGCGCCATGGCCTACGCGGACGGTATGTCGCCGGCCCCGAGCGTTCAGTAAGGAGCGGCGGACGTGAAGATCACGAACAACTCCAAGGCCCTGCAGGGCATTCATACGGCAGACGGTGGTGTTGCGTATCTCGCGCCGGGCGAGACGCGCGAACTCAGCGTCTTCAAGCGCGACAAGAAGGCGATCGACGACGCACCGTTCCTTACCGCCGAAGGAGACTACGCGCCGAATCCTGACGAGCCGCCGCAGCCTCCTGAGACAAGCAAGGTGGAGCCAGAAGCGATCCTCGCGGCAATCGCCAGCCTGCGAGAGGACGTTTTCAGCAGGGTGGACGCTTTGAACGGTGTCGTTGAGAACTTGGGTGCGCGGTTGATCGCATCCCAAGAGACTTCGGAGAACGGCTCGGCTCCGAACACCGGTGCCCCAGCCACGAGCGTCTATGCGGTCGTCGGCAAGGCTGGCGGCTGGAACGTCGTGACGAAGGATGGCGTGCCCGTCACTAAGTCCCTCCGCGACGAGGCGGTGAAGGACTTCGACGCCAAGTCCGAAGACGACAAGGCCTCCTTCGTCGAGGCCAACAAGCCCGACTGACGCGATGGCGGGCAGCCGGTACCATCCCCGCTGCCCGCATCCCTCTGACCTTCCACAACCCGCAACCGGCGGGCGCTTTCGTGCGCATTGGAGAAGTGAATGGCCCGGTCCTCTCGCATGCGGCTGATGCGTCCGATCAATGGCGGGCCGAATGCGCCTATTCCAGGCTCGTTCTCCCCTGGCGCGGGTGGTGGGGTTGTTCCCGTCCTGCCGACGCCGGTTCTTTTGGAAGCCTTCGAGAGCCTCACCGGCTTCACCATCGGCGGCAATCCCGTCTCCTCGATCGACGCGACGACCAAACTTCGCGGCGCCGGCGCGATCCGGCTGGAAGGGCGCGGCACCGGCACGACGATGACGCTGACGAAGTCGGAGGGCACGATCGACCTCGCAGCCGACGACGTTCTGGTCTGGGCGACCCACGTCGAGAAGCCCACGATCGACGCTTATGCAGCCAACATTCAGATCGAGCGCGGCGGTAACGGCACCTATTACGGGCCTGGCGCGGCGGGCGGGCGGCCCGCCATGCTCTACAACGGCAACCTCGGCACGACGGGCTTTCGGTTCGAGGCTGCAACGGTTCCCGAGTTCGGCTGCGCTCTCGGCCCCGCAGTCACGAACGTCCGTGCCCGCGACGACTTCGGCGTGACCGGCATTGGCACGGGCCTCAACCCGGTCATTCGTCACGCTGGCCTGTGGAAGACTAAGGCGTTCCCAGGCACGGTCGTCCTGACCAATGACGATGCCATGGCGAGCTTTCTTGCTAACGTCGCGCCCGCACTGGACGCCGCCGGCATCCCAATGTCGCACTATCTGCCGTGGGAACAGGTTGAGGCTGGCGCCGCGGGCAAGGCATCGAAGGCCACATATCAGGCTCGCTACGCCAAGGGCGACGACATCTGCCTCGACGGCCATCCCCTCGACCAGTCGGTCACGACCTATGCCAATCCCGATGCTTGGCTCGCCAAGATGGCGGAAGGCGACCAGTGGCTTGTGAACAACGGGTGGACGCGCGGCCGGGGCCACACGACGTTTCCGAACGCCGACAAGGCGATCCTGCCAGCGACGAAGATCGTTGCCGCCGTCACCGCAAACGGCACGACCACGCTGGCCGTCACGAGCAAAAGCGCCGGCACCATCGCCAACGGTCAGAGCGTTTACGGCTACCTCGTTCCCGCGGGCACGGTCGTCGTAAATGCCGCGGATCAGGCCAATCCGATCCTGAACAATCCGATCCCCGCCGGCACGCCGAAGGTGACGTTCATCGACGAGACCGGCGTCTGGGCCGTTGGTCAGGCGCAGGCCAAGCTCGCCGCGTCCAAGTTCTGGAAGTCCGCGACCACGGGCGTTCGAGGCTCGGGGCAGGACAATGTCATGTTCACCCGCTTCGGGGTTCCGCAGCCGTTTGACCTCTGGCGCAAGTCGCACACCGACCTGAGCTGGGCTGCGGCACAGCCCGAATACGATCGCGTCGTGGCGACGGGCGGCACGCTGATCCCGCTGTTCCACGGTTCTTATGCGGGCGCTACGGGTCTCGACACGCCGCCTGAGTTCTTCACGGCCGGCATGATCCCGTGGGCTGCCCCGCTGGTTGCTGCCGGCAAGCTGCAGTTCCTGACGCTGTCGCAGTGGTGGGCGCGCGACGGCGGCGCGACGGTGCCGGCCTGATGGCCGACATCAAGCCCATCGTCTGGCACAGGGACGAAGAGCCGATCGAGGAGAACGGGCACAAAGGCCGCTTCATCCTGCCGCGCCCGCAACGGGATCGATGCTCGACGCGCTTTCCGGCGCCTCCGCGCGGCCCTATCGTTCGGGACTTCTCCGTGCGCTTCGGCGACTGCTCGGCCAACGAGGCCGCGCAATACGCCGCGAACCTGAACGAGGCGCCGCAACGCGCCATGGCGGGCTACGACGACGACCAGTACGACCGACGCCGCTTCGACAAGATGCTCCGCGCCGCGACGATGCTCAACCTCCTGCCGGACGCGCCGCAGTTCCTGCCCGTCCTTCAGCCGGGCTGGCCCTGGTGGGAGATCTTGATCCAGTGGAATGTCAAGCCGCTGCTTCTTGGCGGTCGCTGGCGTTCCCCGTCCGCTGCTGTCGGCCGCAAGCGCACCGTGGCCGGCGAGTTCCTGATCTTCGACCTCCGCTGCGATCCAGGCGACCCGAAAGAGCAGGGCAAAGAGATCATCCTGCCGATGATCCCCATCGGCCGCGAACAGTATCATTTGGAGATCATGTTCCTGGACGGTCGCGGCGGCACCGGCTTCTTCCAGGCCAAGCTGAACGGCAAGGTCGTCTGCGAGTATTGCGGCCCGCTCGGCTATGCCGGCTACGGCCAACCCTACTTGGCGCACGGCATCTACCGTTCGCCGAACTCGCGAGGTCTCACGACTGTCCGGTACGAAGGTCTAGTCGAGGGCATCGCGGCGTAGCTCCCTGGGGCACCGTATCAAGTGCGGTCGCGCCGCGCAGAGTGCTGGTGGGGAACTGCGCGGCGCTCTTGCGGACCGAGGGTCTCCATCCGCTGATGTTTTCTAGCTGAACGCGATGTCACGTCAACGACTACCAACCGCCACCCCTGCATCATCTGCGGGCTATCCGCTGCCTCCATTCCGTTCCCGACCTGCCACGCCCGTAAGGAGCCCCCATGGCCTCGACCAACATCACGAACAAGCATGAGGACGCGCTGACCGTCGGCGGCGTGACAATCCAGCCAGGCCGGACGGCGGCGGTGCCCGACTTCGATATCGCATCCCAGCCCGAACCGATCGCGACATGGGTGAAGCTCGGTCTCCTCGTGGATGCCGATGCCAAGCCGGCGGCCGAAGAGCCCAAGGGCAAGGCGAAGGACTGATGCCCTACGTCGCCCCGACGCTCGCAGAGTTCCGGGCGCGCTATGCCGAGTTCGCTCCGGTCGGTGACGCGCTCGTGCAGGCGGTGCTCATTGAGGCGCAGGCGTCCGTCTCTACCTCGTGGGTCGAGCGCGACTATGTCCCGGCCATCTTGCTTCTGACGGCGCACCTCCTCCTGTCTGAGGACGCGATCCAGAAGGCGCAGGGCTCGGTCTCTTACGGCGATTATGCCGGCCCGATCACGAAGGAGAAGGTCGGGGAGGTCGAGGTCAGCTATGGCGGGGGCACAGCGGCCTCGTCAGGTGCGTCCGGCGGCTCGGACGACTATTCGTCCACGGAATACGGCAAGCGCTTCCTGAGGCTCCTACGGCTGAACTTCGCCGGGCCGATGGTGGCCTGATGTTCACGGCGCGGGTGGATCGAAACCAGAAGCTGGATGTCGCTAAGATCGCCGCGCTCCTCAAGGGCCCGACGAAGGTCAAGGTCGGCTTCCCGGCTGGCAAGGTCGAGAGCGATATTGTCCAGCGCGCGGTCTGGAACGAGTTCGGTACGCGCGGCGGTGCCTCTGGCGGCGGCTGGGGCGGACCGGTGCCGGAGCGGCCCTTCATGCGCAACACGATGCGCGCGAAAAGAGGGAAGTATCAGAAGTCGATGGCGGCCGGGGCCAGAGCGATCCTTCGCGGCTCGACGGCGATCGGAGAGGTGCTGCGCGGTCTGGGTGTTTCCGCTCAAGGCGACATGCAGCATGAGATTTCAACCCTCACCAGTCCTCCAAACAGCCCGGTCACGATCAAGCTGAAGGGCGCCGGCAAGAAGCCTCTGATCGACGAGGGCGACATGAGGACGAGGCTGACCTTCATGGTGGACGATGGCGCTTGATGTCTCTGCCGCTTTCAATTCGCGCCTGACCACCGCGGCGACGCACGAGCGCGACGTCGGTGGTGGATACGATGCCGACGGCTATGCCGTGCCAGGCACGACGCAGACGACTGCGATCCGTGCATCCATTCAGCCGCTCTCGGCCAAGGAATTCGACAACATGCCGGAGGGCCTTCGCGACGAGGCCCAGGCAAAGGTCTTCACCCGGTTCCCGCTCGAGCCCGCCGATCGCATCATCACAGGGGAGCGCTACAAGGTGCTGTCCGTGGATGATTGGCAGCCTCTCGGCGGATATAGCCGAGCCATCCTCGGGGCGCTGCGATGACGGAGAAGGAAGTCCGTGACGCGGTGCGCGCCTGGATCGCCAGCCTCATGGGCATCACCGTCATCCAGTCCTATCAAGGGCAGAAGGAGCCGGCTGAGCCCTACGGCGTCCTAAACCTGATGCTGGCGGACAGCGTGCGCGAGCTGCCAGCCGCCATGGAGATTACGTCGGTCGGCGCCGGCGAGAACGAGGTCTTCACCCAGACCACCGCGCACGAATGGTTCTGGCGCTTCTCCGTCAACGTCTATGGCGGGGAAGGCAAGACACTCCTACGCCAGATCAAAACGGCGCAGTTCTTCGCGAGCACGGCGGAGACGCTGCGCCCGCTGACGCTCTTCGAAACCAGCGCCATCCGCGACGCGGCCGAGATCCTCAACGAGGAATGGCGGGCCCGCGCGCAGATGGACATCGAGATCCGCGGCATCGTCCGCGACGGCGTGACAGTCGACGTGGTCGACGTGGCGCCGGTCCAGATCACCAAGGCCTGAAGCCTATCCATCGCGGCCGGCGTGCGCGCCATACGAGAGGACGCCATGACAGTCCCCATTTCAAGATTTGTGAACGTGCAGGTCACGCGCAAGGACCGCTTCGCTGCGATCGAGGGCTTCGGCGTCGCCTTGCTCCTCCAGTCGAAAGCCGTGACCGGCTCGCTCGACGCCACGCGCCGGACGAAGGTCTATGGCGCGATCGAGGAGGTGGCAGTCGACTTCGTCCCGACCGACGCTTTCTACATCGCCGCCGAACAGGCGTTCGCGCAGCGCCCGCGTCCGCTCCAGATCAAGGCTGGCTTCGTCAGCCTCACGGCCTACACCGCTGCGGCCACGCCGACGCTGAAGAAGGCTGCGTTTAAGACCGAGCTCGACGCCATCCAGGACTTCGATGAGCAGTGGTACTGGTCCGATGTCGAGGCCACGCTCCGCGACAGCCCGGCGGCGCAAGGCCTCATCGAATGGGTGCAGGCGCGCCGCAAGATCGCGTCCATCACGTCGAACGACGCCGGCATCGAGGATCTCGCGAACACCACGAACATCGCCGCGGTGAACAAGACCAGCGGCTTCGACCGGACGCGCATCTTCTACCACACCGACGCGGCCAAATACCCCGGCTTTGCCAACGCCGCCAAGCTCGGCAGCTACAACTTCGACGAGGAGGGCGCCGGCTACACCGCCAAGTTCAAGGCAGTCGAGGGGCTCGCCCCGCTCAACAAGCGATCCTCGGTCGTTCAGGCCATCACCGGATTCGTGCCGGCGCTCGGGCGCAATCCGGCCGCCGGACATCTCGCGGATACCTATGTCGACACCAAGGGCATCAGCCTGGTGGTGGAAGGCGGCACGCTGAACAAGGACGTCTTCATCGACGAGGTGCACGCCTGCGACTGGCTGGCCGCTCGGATGGAGGAGGAGGTGTTCAACGCGATGCTCGCGAACAAGCGCATCGCCATGGACAACCCCCGAGGCATGGCGATCCTCGCCGGCGCCTGTGAGGCTGTCATGGTGCGCGCAGATCGCGCCGGCATCGTCGCCCGGTATCTCGACACGAACGGCGACATTCAGCCGTCCTTCATCGTGACGCCCGGCGACGTCAACGCGATCTCCGCGGCCCAGCGCAAGCAGCGCATCGCGCCGGCCACCGACGTCACCTTCCGCTATGCCGGCGCGGTCCATTACGCGACCGTCAACATCTCCGTGGAGTTCTAAACGATGGGCGTGTCCAACCTTCAGACCTCCTACAGCTTCGGCAATGTCACCGCGACACTGAACGGGCGCGAGGTCATCGGCCTCTGGGATGGTGACGACTGCATCACTGTCGAGGAGGGCGCCGATATCGGGTCCGGCATTGTCGGCGCCGACGGCTCCACGATCTTCTCTCAGATGGTCGATCGCTCGGCGACGATCACGCTCCGAGTCCAGCACCGCTCGCCCATCCATGCGCAGCTGGTCCGCCAGCTCGAGGCGCAGCGTGCCGGGGCTCTCGACGGCATCCCGTTCACGGTGCGCGATACCGATTCCAACGAGGGCGGCGCCTGCGATAAGGCGCTGATCCGCCAGGCGCCCGGCACCGGCATGGGCAAGCAGGCGACGGTTCGGACCTGGGTGCTCTGGACCGGAAACTACATGACCCGCGTGCCGAAGGAGTAAGCCGACATGGCCGAGAAGAAGATTGCGGGCCGGCTGTTCCGGGTCGACCAGCCGCTTGCGACCGAGGCGCTTCAGCTTCAGTTCCGCGTCATGAACATGCTCCAGGGATCGACCGACGACCTGCGCAAGGTGTTCGGTGCGATGTCCGGCGCAGAAGATGCGGAGTCGGCAAAGAGCATCGGCGCCGGGGAATCGGCGCTGGCGACCATCGCCATCCTCAGCCGGCTTAAACCGCGCGAAGGCACACAGTTCGTGGCCGACGTCGTCGCGATGGCGAAAATCAAAGGCGAGAATGGCGCCTTCGAGCCAGCGGACGTGGATACCGAGTTCTCGACCGATCCGACCGGCCTCTACGAGCTCGTCGGATTCGTGCTGAAGACCGTGCTCGGCCCTTTTATCTCCGGCCTCGCGGGCAGTATGAGCCTCGCGATCAAGGCCGGTCGCTAAGCGAGGCGCAGGTCAAGCGGATCGCGCCAACCGTCAGCGGGAAGATGCTGCTCTACCGGCCCATCATGGCGGAGCCGCCGGCTTACACGCTGGCAGATCTGCGATCATGGGTGACGCTCGATGACGTTCTGGACGCGAACGAGATGCTCGACCTGAAGGCGGCCATGGCGGAGAAGGCGAGGGAGAAGTAAGAAGGGCGCCACACCTGAGACGGAGCATGTGATGATCGCTCGGATTGCAGCTACAGTTCTGATGCTCGCGGTTGGCGCGGTGACGCCGGTTACCGCAGCGCCTGTGAAGACGATTCCAAGCTTGGACTTCATGGTCGAAGCGCCGAAGTTAATCGGACAACGGGTCAGGATCGAAAACCAGCGGGTTGACGGCCTCAGCTTTCAGGGCGGGTTCCTTCGGCTTTCTGGTGGATCGGCGCTCTTGCAAGGCCCCTGGTCCGATCGCGAGGACTTCCGGCGGCTGATTCCGGCGTGCGAAAAACAGTGGTTCGACAAGCCAGAAGACGAGGCCGCTTGCGTCGTAACCATCGAGGGCACGGTGAAAGCGCCTAGCGGCGATTACCCGGTCCTGACGGACGTCGACTTCATCTTTCCCTGAGAGCGGCATCAAGGCGCTCGTGACGAAGGCCGACGGGGCTCCCCGCCGGCCCTTTTGTTTGGAGCGTTTGCATGATCGTCGACGAGCTGATTGCCGTCCTCGGCTTCGACCTGAAGGGCGAGGGCGACCTCAAACGCTTTAAGAACGAGCTCGACGGCGCGGAGAAGCAGGCGAACAACTTCGCCGCAGCCTTCACGAAGATTGGGCTTGCCGTCTCAGGCGTTTTCGCTGGCCTCGCCGTTGGCAATCAGATCGGCAACTTCGTCGCTAGCATCACGCGAACCTCTGCGGAGTTCGAGAAGTATCAGGCTACCCTCGAGACGCTTGAGGGCAGCACGGAGAAGGCAAAGGCCTCCCTAGATTGGGTGACAGAGTTCGGCCGCACAACACCCTACGAGGTCGCAGAGGTCACAGAGGCGTTCGTCCGCCTGAAGTCGTACGGCATCGACCCAATGGACGGGTCCTTGAAGAGCGTCGGCAATGCATCGTCGGCCATGGGCAAAAGCCTCATGTCGGGCGTTGAGGCGCTGGCAGACGCTGCGACCGGCGAATTCGAGCGTCTGAAGGAGTTCGGCGTTCGGGCGTCCACCGAAAAGGACAAAGTGACCTTCGCGTGGACGGAGGGCGGCAAGACGGTGGAGAAGACCGTCGCCAAGCAGGGCGACGCCATCACGAGCTTCCTGCGGCAGAACTTCGCGCGCTTCAACGGCGCGATGGACAAGCAGTCGAAGACTTGGGACGGCATGGTCTCGAACCTATCCGATTCATGGACCGGGTTCCTTCGCCAGATCGGCGAGGCCGGCTACTATGACGACATCAAGCGCCGTCTGAGCAGCGTTCTTGATACAGTCGATGGCTGGTCGAGCTCTGGGGCTCTGAACCGCGTCGCCGAAGTGATTTCCAACGGCCTTGTCGGCGCGATGAACACGGCCACGCACCTCGCGACGCAAGCCTACCGGATCGGTCGCGGCTTCTACTATGCTGCCGACGGCGTCATCAGTCTCTCCAGCCGCATGACCGGACTGTCCAAGACGGCCACCGCTTTTGGTATGGGCGCCGGCCTGATCGCCTCGACGGCGATGGGGCGGAGCGCCATCATGGCGATTGCGAAGCGCGTCCCGATGGTCGCGGCGTTCCTTGTCCTCGACGATCTGATGTCCGGCCTCGCTGGTGATGACAGCGTTATCGGCAGCCTGGAGGGCGGGGAGGCCGCGCTTGAGCGCGTCCGCCAGTCGTTTGTTGATGCCTATGCCGCGGCCGAGGGGCTGGCGGACGCCATCAATGGCATCTTCAACGTCTCAGCCTTGGCAGGCGAATCGCAGATTGATGCCCTCGTTCGGGGTATGAAGGAGTTCGCCTCCACCGAGGCGGTTCGGTTCATCAACGAGATGGCCGACGCTCTTCGCCAAGTCGGCGAGATCCTGACGTTCGTCTCTGGTGTTCTCAAGAACCCCGAAGGGGCGTTCAAGGCCTTCGCCGATGGGGTGATTGCGCAGATTGATCGCATCATCGCAGCGATCGACGAGAAGCTCGGTGGTGCGCTGACGAGGTTCGGTTTCATCGGAGCCCCTTCCGTCGCTCAGCCGAACAAGACGCCGATCACCAGCACTGGGAAGACCACCAGAGCTGCAACGCCCCGCATCGCTTTCACTCCGATGGCTGAACTTGAGCAAGACGGGCGCGTCAATGCTGAAGGGATCGGACAGCAGTTCGGTGTGGACCCTGACAGGTTAGCAAGTGGGTCCGAGATAGTGATGAAAGCCGTTCTTGACATCACCAGCTATCTGAACCCAGCGAACATCGCGAAGGCTGCCATGAGCGATTTACAGGCTGGCATCACAGCACGAGCCGATCTCGACATCTCCGCCTTCATGGCGAACGTTTCCACGGCCAAACAAGCGCTCGCCGGCCTCTCCTCCGCCGGCGCCACCGTTGGCCGTGCAGCGGTGCAGGATCGCGCCGCCGTCGTCGCATCTCCGGGGGGCTGATGACCGCGATTCTTTTCTCACGCGCCATCGGCCCCGTGCCCATTCCCGTCGTCGTCAGCGAGGCGCCGGAAAGCACGCTCTCCATCACGGAGATCCCTATCGAGGACGGTTCGGTCATCACCGACCATGCCCATTCCGAGCCGTTTCGGATCACGCTGGAGATCGCGACGCCGACGCTCGCGGCCACCTATGCCGCTCTGGTCGCCTGGCAGAAGGCGCGGGTGCCGTTCACCTACGTCTCCGGGTTCGCCAAGCACGACAACCTCCTGATCCGGCGCATCGCGGCCGAGCGCGACGTGCGCGTCTCGGACATCTTCAGCGGTCGGATTGAGTTGCAGGAGGTGAAGATCGTCTCCTCGGCCACGGCGCCGGGGGACAGTGCGGACGCGGGGCAAAACGGCGGCAACGCCGATGCTCGAGGCGGAAAGAAGCAGCCCGGCGGGAAAGACAGTCGTCGGGCTGCAACACCCTCCGCTTCGCGCGCTTCGGACGCGGCAACCAAGAACCGGGCGGCTGGCACCGTCACGCGCGGCGATGCTCGGACCAACCCCGTCGAGCCGGCGCGTGGTCAATCCCTCCTGAAGCAGTTCCTTGGATGATCGAGATCCCTGTCATCGACGCGCCGGACCAGGAACTGTCCGTCGTCCTGTCGGATCGGCGCTGCACCTTCCGGCTTCGCTACAACCAGACATCCGATCGCTGGGCTTTCGATCTGGCGCTGGATGACCAGCCAGTGCTCTGCGGCCGGCGAATCGTGGTTGGCCGCGACCTTTTCGAGGGGCTTGGCCTCGGACTCGGCATCCTCTTCGCGCTCGGCGGAGACGACCCAGGCCGCGATGCTTTCACGACCGGCAGCGTCCGGCTCTACCACGCGGGTCTCGCCGATGTCGCAGTTCTATCTCCGTAAGGTCCGAGTGATCCTAAAGGGCTCTGCCGGCTCGAAGGTCATCAACCCTGGCGACAGCACCGACGATCAGCTGCAGATTGAGTTCAGCGTCTCCAAAACGATGTCCTCGACGCAGAACACCGCATCCATCGACATCTGGAACCTCGCAGAGGCCACCCGCAACGCGATGGGCAAGGAGTTCGACCGGATCGAACTGGAGGCTGGCTACATCTCACCGGACGACGTCTCGACGGTGGGCACGATCTTCATCGGTGAGCTGCGGGACGTAGAGCACACGCGAGAGCGCGACGACATCATCACCCATTTCGAGTGCGGCGATGGAGACGCGGCGGTTCGGCGGGCGACGATCTCAAAGACCTATCGTGCCGGCACTCCGGTCAAGGAGGTGGTCGAAGGCCTACGCGCGGAGTTCGAAAAGCAGGGCGTCACACGCGGCGAACTGAAGGGTCTGGACGACCTGCCGCCGTTCAAGCGGCCTTATTCAATGTGCGGGTCATGCTCACGCGAGATGGATCGTCTCAGCCGGCAGCATGGGTTCCAGTGGAGCCTCCAGAACGAGACCTTCGAGACGGTGCCGGCGGACGGGCACGTCGGCGGCATGGTGCTCCTGACGCCGGACACGGGGCTCATCGGCGTCCCGACCATCACCGACAAGGGCGTTAAGGTCGGTGCACTCCTGAACCCCCAGATCCGCCCCGGCCGGCGCGTTCGGATTGAAAGCCATGTGCTGGAGATGAATAGCGAGGGCGGCGTCTACCGGGTCGCCTCCGTCACCTTCAGCGGCAACAATCGGAGCGGCGACTTCAAGGCGTCGATCGAGGGCGAGAAGATCGCGTCAGGCAAGGTAGACAAGGGCGTGAAATGAGCGGCCACGGCTACATCGGCGGGACCAACCGCCTTGCGGGCGACGCAATCGATACGCGGGTCGGCAACGAGCGCGAGGACCAGTGGGGCGAGATGCCCGCCCGCATCGTGTCGTTCAATCCGTCCAAGCAGACCGCGACCATCCAGCCGCTCCTCATGAAGCGACTGAACGGTGTGCCAACGTCTCTGCCAGAACTGCATGACGTGCCTGTGCGCTTCACGCGGGCCGGCGGTGGCTCTGTCACGTATCCGATCGCGGCTGGCGACAAGGTCACCCTGCGCCCGCAGATGCGGTCCAGTGAGGCCTTCCACTCGGACGGCGGGGATGATGGCTATGCGGCCTCCGACGGCCGGTCCTTCAACCTCTCCGACATGGAAGCCTTCCTCGACGGCGGGGAGAGCCTGACTGACCCCATCCCGAACTTCGATCCGAGGAATCTGCATATCCGGGCCAACGCCAGCGGCTCCTTCGGCATGAAGATGAGCCAGGACGGCAAGGTCGCGATCGAGGGTGCCGAGGGCAACGTCTACGACATCCTCGCACAGGTGGTCGAGATCCTCGGGGTGCTCACGACGACGGTCAGCGGCGGGTCTTCTGCCGGGATCTGGCCCATCACACAGCAACCCGAACTTGCCGCGCTGGCGGCCAAGCTGCGAGCCATGGCGCTATGACGATCCGCCGCCTAGCCCCAGCGCTTCGTTCGAACGGGCAGGGCATCCCCGATCTCGCTCTGGCCGCCGATGGCAACCTTGCCATGGTGGCCGATGCCGAGGCCGTAGGGCAGCACGCCGCGCAGCGACTTCAGACCTTCGAAAGCGAGTGGTTTCTCGACACGACGGCCGGCGTGCCTTGGCTGGAGCGCATCATGGGGCGGAAGGTCGATCTGCCGCTCGCTGAGAGCGTGATGAAGGCCGAGATCATGGACACCAACGGCGTGACCGGGATCGAAGCCTTCGACCTGCGCTTCGACCGAAAGCCGCGCCGGCTGAACCTCGTGCGCGCTGATGTCGGAACCGAGTACGACGAAGAGGTGTCCTTGTGAGCTATGGCGTCACGCCTGCCGGCTTTGTTCGCCCGACCATGGCCGAGATCCTCGACGCGATCGAGCAGTCCAACGTCGCCATCTTTGGCTCCGGCCTGATCCAAACTGCGGCCTCACCGATGGGGCAGTGGAACGGGCTGCGTGCCGAGCAGATCATGATGAGCTGGGAGAGGACCGAGGAGGTCTACCAGTCCTACGACCCGCGCCAGGCCGAGGGCGTGCCGCTCGACCGGCTGGCCGCGCTCCGGCTGCTCGCCCGGCAGCCCGGCGAGACCGACGCATCGCTGTCGCTCGCCATCACGAACGCTGGCGTGGCGAACACGCGCGATGCCGACTTCTATCGTTCCGTCCTGAATGTCTCTGGCGTGACCTGGGCGCGCATCTACGTCAACGACGCGGACGAGGAGGACGACAATGGCATGTCGCCCCACAGCGTCTCGCTGGCGGCGATCGGCGGGGATGACGAGGCGTTGGCGCTCGTCGCGCGCCGCTACATCGTGCCGGGCATCACGTCGTTCGGGAATACGCGCGTGGAGACCGAGATCGACGGCTACTGCCGATCCATCATGATCCACCGTCCGGTTGAGGTGCCGACCAAGTTAGAGCTCGACATTCGAAAATGGGCCGATGCCGGCGGGTGCCCGCCCGATCCGACAAGTGCCATCGCCGCGACGCTTGTCGCAAACCTGTCCGATGCGAACCGGCCTCGCAACGGCGTCACCCTGACGAAGCACATTATGAGCCAAGCGCTCTGCGACAAGCCGAACGTTGAAGTGGTCGCGGGGCGCGGCGCGAAGAACGCGGGCACCGTGGCGGCACTCCCGCTGGCCTTCGGCTTCAACGAAATACCGCTTATCACTCTTGCGAACGTGACGCTCCATGTCGTCGACTGATTGTCCTGATCGCGAGGCGCTCGTTCAGGCGACGATGGATCGCGTCATCACGCAATATCGGGAGAGCGACAATCTCCTCGGCGTGATCCGCTACGACGTCGGGGCCATTGCAGATGCGCATCTCGCGGCATGTAAGATCCCGTCTGCCTTTGATCTCGACACAGCCGCTGGCGAGCAGTTGACCTTCATAGGCGAGCGGCTCGGCTGGCCGCGGTGCCATTGCGTCTGCGTCACTCCACCGGTCTTCGGTTTCTCCTGCGGTACGGCGAACCCGAACCACATCGTGCTTGGCTTCTGCAAGGATGTCGTCTGGGCTGACTGCCAGGCCGGCGGGACAGGCGATCTCTGCCTTGCCGATGACGAGGTCTACCGCGGCTATGTCCGCGCCCGCCGCTTTCAGGTTCTCCAGCACTACAGCATCGACGACCTTCAAGCCGCCGCACGGTTCATCTGGGGGCCATCGGCCTTCGCTGTCTCAATGGGGCGGGGCAAGGCCTGCGCTGCGCCTGGACGCGCTCTGACGAGCCGCGAGGAGCAGGAGCTGCCGCTGGCGTTCCGCGTTCTGCCGTTCGCGCCGGGCATCGCTCGCTTTGTCCACCGCGGCGTCGCCAATTCTTTCGGCTTTGGCTCCGGCTGGGGCGGCTTTTGCGACGGCAGCGAATGGTTCTGCCCGACCTTCATTGATCCGCTGGCCTGCGCCTGACGGTCTGATCCTGCAGGAGGTACATTATGGCTCTGCCTTTCCCGACCGTCTGGGCGGTCAACGGACCCGTGCGCGATCCAACCAGTCCTGAAGTCGATCAGGGATTCCCATGCGGTGAAGCCGATCGAGCGCTTTTCAACCGGCTGTTCCAAGACGTTCAGCAGGCAATTAATGCGATCGGCCTACGCAACGGTGATGCGGACATCCCGGTGAATGGGTTCCAGGCCTCGCCGCCTTCCTCCCCGGAGGTCGGGGACCGCTATATCGTGGCGTCCTCCCCAACGGGCGCATGGGCCGGGCAGTCAGCTAATATTGCAGCATGGGCAGGCTCGGCATGGGCCTTCATCAGCCCGCCCCGCGGCCTTATCGTCAATCATTGGAACGGCGCGCGCCTTGTCGTCCTTCGCTATGACGGCACAACTTGGGCCGAGTGGATGGCAAGCGACACGGCCTCAGGCCCTGTCGAACTCGCCACGCAGGCCGAAGTCGACGCAGGCATTGACGCCACGCGTGTGATTACGCCCGCGACCCAAGCCAAGGCAAAGTCGAGCTACATGGCCGCTCGTGCCGCCCCCGGGGTTGGCGGCACCACCGCCACCGTTTCCGCCACTTACACCAACCTCTCGGGCTTCGGTGTGACGTCCACGTTCTTTAAGGGCGGGTCAACCTTCGCCGCGGGTGTCCTGACAATTGGCGCCGGCGATGAGGGTCTCTGGCTTTTGACACTCAGCCTCCGCGAGGATGGCTTGTCTACCTCCGGCCAAGCTGTTCGCATCACACTCAACAACGTGACGCTGGCAAGCGATGGCGGCCAGACGCCCGACAACTCCGCCATCGGGCACAGTGGTACGGCTGTCGGTGTCGCTCTAAGCGTGGGCGACGTGATCCGGTTTCAGGTTATCCAGAGTCTGGGTACAACTAAAACCTTCGACGAATATTCGCTCTCAGCCGTCCGGATCGGCGGGGCCTCGTGATGGAGACGTCGATGCGTATTGATCTGTCCCTTGAGGAGGCGGCCGCTCTCGTTGCGCTGGCTTCACCTCTAGTCGAGAGTACATTTTTTGACGGCGACGGTCTCGTCTTTGCGGATGAGGCGGAGTTCCAGCGGGTTTCGAACTTGCACGCCAACCCCGTTGAAGCGAGTGAGAGAGCTTTCGGTTCGGCAAAGCGCGCCAAATCCGCTGCAGTAAATGCCAAGCGCGAGGCGATCATCGCAGCCGGCTATCATCACAACTTTGGAGGCACGATTGGCACGCGAATCCTCGACCAACGCGGCCCGGAGGATGTGACTTCCTGGTTGGCGCTCAAGCTCATGGCGCAGGATCTGAATTCGTCGGATCAAGGCGACACCCTTCTGCCCATTCGGGACGCGAACAACTCGACCTTCTCAGCAAAGTCGACGGCTGTAGAGGCTTCCATGAGCGATATGGGCTCGTGGCGGGCTCGCATCCTTGCTCGGTCCTGGGTGCTGAAGGACGAGATCACGGCGGCGGCCGATCAGGCAGCGCTTGATGCCATCGACATCAACGACGGTTGGCCGGAGTGAGGCGATGGAGAAGGATCGAACGGGGCCCGTAGTCGGCAAGCTGCGGCAGCGCGTCCAGGCGTTGGAGGAGAAGCCGGCAGATCAGACGAGCATCGCGACTGAAGCAAGGACCAGGGCGGACGCCGACATAGCGCTTGCCGACAGCATTGGGGCCGAGACCCGAGCCCGCACGGATGCGGATACGTCGGAGGCGGGCGCGCGATCGGCGGCTGACAAAGCGAACGGCGATGCCATTTCTGCCGAGGTGAAGGCCAGAGGCGACGCCATCACGGCCGAAGCTTCGGCCCGCGTAGCCGGTGACAAGACGAATGCTGATGCCCTGACAGCCGAGGCAAAGTCCCGGTCGGACGCGGATGCTTCCGAAGCCAAGGCTCGAGGGGATGCAGACGCGGCGATGCAGGCTCGCATTGTCACCCTCACCGGAGCGCTCGTTCTTCCTGCCGGCCTCTCGATCGCCGTCGGCAAGACCGAGCGCAAAGTCGTCGTGCCAGGCCTGAAGAAGGGCGATGTCGTCGCCATCACACCTGACAAAGCACTGCCCGGCGGCATGTCGCTGGGCGACGCCTATTGCCTCGTGGATGGTGAGTTGACGCTGGCAACGCTCTTCACCGCGCTTCTCGGCCTTTCCCTGTCGGCCGCGACCACGATCACGCTGAGCATCAAAGCGATCCGTTGATCCCGCGCTAATCCACAGCCTTTTCCACCGCTCATCCCCAGCCCGGCCGCCAGCGCGAGCCGGGCTTTTTCGTGCCCGGAGATCCTCGCATGTTCACTCTCGACCAGCGGCGTGAGGTCGGCGCCGCCGCGCGCGCATTCAATCTGCCCGAAGCGCACGTCCTCGCCGTCACCGAGGTCGAGAGCGCCGGCGTCATCTTCGCCACGGTGAAGGGCGAGCAGCGCCCGCTGATCCTCTTCGAGCCGCATATCTTCTATCGCCGACTGAAGGGGGCCGAGCGTGAGGAGGCGGTCGCGCTGAAGCTCGCGTCGGAACGCTGGGACAAGACGCTCTACCCCGCCGGACAGCCGGCGCGCTGGGCGCAGCTGGAGCGCGCGGCCGAGATCAACCGTCAAGCTGCCTATGAAAGCGCGTCCTACGGCGTTGGCCAGGTCATGGGCTTCCACTGGAAGGCGCTCGGCTATGCCAGCGTGTTCGAGCTCGTCGATCGCGCGCGATCCGGGCTTGGCGGACAGGTCGAGCTGATGCTGCGCTTCGTCCAGCAGAACAACCTGACCGACGAGCTGGCGACCGGGCAGTGGGCGCCCTTCGCCCGCGGCTACAACGGCGCCAGCTACAAGGCCAACCGCTACGACGAGAAGATGGCGGCTGCCGCGGCGAAGTTCGGCGGCCTGACCTCGGAGCCAAACGGACTCCTGCGCATGGGCTCGAAGGGGCGCCGCGTGCGCGAACTGCAGGCGCTCCTCATCCGCGCCGGCTATACTGTGAAGGAGGATGGCGACTTCGGCACGACCACGAAGGCGGCCCTCGTCGCGTTCCAGACAGCGCGCGGCCTGACACCGGATGGCATCTACGGCCCGCAGACGGAGAGCGCGCTGGGCGAGCTTCGGCAGGCGTCCGACGATCGCCCGGGCAAGCAGGCGCTGACGAAGCTGGTCGACGTCCAGAAGGGCGTAGGCGGGGGCTTGGGCGCGGGCGTGACGATTGCCGGGGCGAAGGAGGTCCTGCAGGACGCCTCCTATCAGGTGGCAAGCCTGGGCGTCTCCTTGCGCATCCTCGACTATGTCCAGACCGGCCTGACGATCGCGATCACGGGGTGCGCCATCGCCGGGCTCGGCTATGCCGCCGCCGGCTGGTGGAAGTCGAAGCAGACGGTGGAGGCATGAACGGGCTCGCTCTGCGGATCGCGCTCGTCGCAGCGGGGCTCATCTGCCTCGTGCTTTTCGCCACCTATATCGTCGGGCTGATCCGCGAGGATGGTTCGCGCGACACTCTCACCACCATCGAAAAGCTCAACACGGAGGCCGGCAATGCTGGTGAGAATGCTAGGCTTGGCCGTCGCGAGTGCGTTGCTCGCGGGATGCGCTTCGACTTTGAAGCCGGCAAGTGTCTCGGCCACCCCTGACCTGCGACGCGCGCTCGGCACGGCGCTGCCCGGCGCTCGCGGTCGCACTGAGGAAGACCAGGAGGCGATCGACGACACCGTCGCGGGAGGCTGCGCAATCGGCCTCTACCTGCCTGCCGAATGCCGGCGACACAACATGACCTCCATCGCTCGCACAGCAATGGAGGAGCAAGGAAGGAAACGCCTTGATGCCGGGAACTGACGACAGCGTGGAGCGCCTGCGCAAGGACCACACGCAGCTCGCCGCGACGATCTCGGTGCTGACGACGGAGGTCGGTGGCATCAAGACCGAGAAGGCGATCGAGAAGGCCGTCGGCGTCGAGCGCGAGAAGAACCTCGACGAGCGGCTGGAGCGGATCGAGAAGAGCCTCGAAGGCCTTTACGGGCTCGGAAAATGGATGCTGCTCGCCTTCTTCGGCACGCTCATCGCCGCGGTCGTCACCTTCATGGTCAAAGGAGGATTCAATGTCCCCCCGACCCCTTAGCTGGATCGGACCGCTGAAAGTGCTGCTTGGCACGATCGCCGTCCTCTGTGGTCTCTACGTCTTCTTCCTCGTCGGACCCGCCCTTGAAACGCGGTTCTTCCCAGTGCTTGGCAAGATGCGCTTCACGGAAGTGCTGGCGCAGACGAAGGACGCTTCGATCGTTCGGACGGAATTCGAGAAGCTGCGGTCCTGCGAGTACATGGGCATTGCCTGGTACTATGGAGCCGAGGCCGGAGTGTTTGAGCGCGTGTCCATGGTGCCAATCCGCGATCCGAACGACACGTCTAGTCCAAGCCGTCCGGTGGGAATTGCCCGCGCTGGGCCGTGGCGGATCACGATCCCGGCGGCGGACGTCCGCACGAAAAGCTTCGTCGAGGCGTTCCACCGATGCCACCCGTTCTGGACGACGGTCTCCAAGTTCTACCCGTGATGTTGCAAGGCTCCCATGCAACCAGTGGAATAGCTCGACGCAAGCCGTCTGAGATATTCCTAGGCTGCATTGTTTCCTCCCAGACTCATGCATCAATTGGCCCGCCCGGTTCGTCCGAGGCGGGTTTCTTTTTGCGTTCAGCCGCCGGTGTCTTTTGGGGCGCCGGCGGCTTTCGTCGTTTCGGGCTTCGGAATGAACAGCTCGCGCGGATCGGCCTGGAGCAGCCGCAATAGCTCGGCCTTGCCGGCGAGGGGAATGCGCCGATCGTTCACGGCCCTACCGACCACTGCTGTCTCGTCTGGCTGTCGTATTGTAAGCCGCATGGATCACCATATTGGCCGGCGCCGTGTCGTTGACAGCCCTCGGCCGCGGCAAGGCGCTTGATCAGGTGCGGCAAGCACTGATGGTCGAAGCTCGTCAGCCTCGCCATGAGTTTCAGCCTGTCGTAGCTGCGGGTCATTCCACATTTGGCGCATTCGACACCAACGCGCGGGATCGTCAGGTCGCAGAGGTAGCGGGAGGAGTAGGCGCGCTCAGGCATTCCGCAGCATGAGCGTCGCCCGCGCGTACTTGTCCAGCCTGCGCTCATCGGCCTCTGAAACATGCGTCAGCCGCGTCCGGTCGGAGTTATCCGCGAGGTCCGCCAGCTTCACTTGCCGTGCTATGGTGTTCGCTCGCGCCCGCAGGATCGCCGAGAAGTAGTCCTCGCCTCGTCGTTTCGTCATGGCGTCCACGGCTTCAATGATGTCCTCGCCAAACCCTTCAGCGCGAAGCCTGTCCAATGTCCAGGCGGAGCAGTCCTCTACGACATCGTGAAGCAGGGCGACGATCTTGGCGGGCGCGTCCTCGACGGCCGCCGCCACTCGACGAGGATGGTCGATGTACGGGGCGCCGCCCTTGTCCACCTGACCGGCGTGCGCCTCGGCTGCAATTTCGTCGGCTCGGGTCAGCATCTTCGCCCTCTCCATCATCTCCAGCGCGTCTCGTCTCAATCCTTTCCGCTATCTTGGCATGAGGGAGGAGGGGCGGGAAGCGGGGTCAGGCCGCAATCCGACGATCCGTCGTGACGCGGTCCCGCAGCTGCGCTCTGGCGACTTCGCTACTAGCCCAGCCCCAAATCTTCATCTTGCGGCTCGGCCGTCCGGTTCTGGCATCGGTTCCACCGCCACCACCTTTGCCTAGGATCTGCCAGCCGTCGAAGCGATAGAGGTCGCCAGAGTGCAAGGCTTCGTCCTGATACGAGACTGCTACCGTCCGCCCGTGCATTAAAGCGATCGGTGGGAACACAAACTCCCGCCATAGGCGGAGCATCGGGCGACAAAGGTCAGGACGCGACGCGCACAGCCTAACAAGCTCTACGGCTTCGTCGCGCCGGATACCAGTTTGGCCCACGACTTCACGCGCTGTCTCTCCCGCAGCTGTAACCGCTACGGGTTCGCCATGTGAGAACAGGGCGTGGTGGGCTTCAAAGGTGTAGGTCGGCCGCGAGTAGACGCCCATGCGGTGGCCCCATGCGACCAAAAGCCGGTTGAGTTCGCGTCGGTCAATCGTTTCGAGATGCGCGATTGGCGGTAGGAAGTCCATCTCTCAGCTCCCCTGCGGATGCACGGGAGAGGCGGACAGAATGGCGTCGATGGCAGCAATCGCCTTATCCTGCGGCGTCCTGCCATCGCCGGGGTACGTCGTAACATTGTAGCTCGTGCGCAAAGCCTCGCGTGCCATCTCCAAAGCGGCCGTCACATTTGGCTCGACCCACCCTGCGGCTTGCTGAAGCAGCGTCGCAGCCTTGAGCATGAGGTCTCCGTTCGTCGGGTTGTCGTCGGGATGATCCACATGCCGCGCCTGATGGCGAAGATCGCTGATTAGGTTCTCAATCTCGGTCGGCTTGCGAGGGTGGAGGGAGCACCGCCACGGCTCGTCATGAGCCGCCGCGAAGCAGACGCCAGCCTCCTCGCATCCCACGCCCATGTCGCAATGCTTGTCCGCGCTCAC